CTGGTCAACGCTTACTTCTCCGAAGTCTGGCTGGAACTGTAGCTCCAGTCCGTTGCTGGTGTAACCAACATTTCGGAAGTCAGCATCTGCCTCAAGCGTATCCTTTAGGGATTCGTTATCAACGTAGGCTGGCATGGCTGCGTCATTCAACTCGCCAAGTTCGTATGTAAATAGAGCTGCTGCACCAACAATGATGTTTGCACTCGTACCACGTGTATATGCCATATTTCTTTCACCTCTTTTTCTTAATAGATAGAAAGGGCGTTTGTTTCCTCAATTACAATTATACCAGAGGTTTATGAAGAACTACTCTTATGCCAGTCATAGTCAATAATTATTTTATTACCTGCAAAGGTTCTGGCTGTGCCAAAATCAACAATATCTCTGCTCTCTTCAAGCTGGTAAATTTTTATCTTGTGAAAGAATGGAAGGGGGAGTGGGGTTCCTGAATCATCGACTAGAGGTGATGCTGAAGACTGCTTTGCTTTTATCCAAGCATTAAGATCTTGAGCAGACTCATCCTCATTGTCTAGAAGGTCTTGAACCTTTTGAGCTAGCTCGATCATGAACGGAATGGGATTTTCTCCAGTTGCATAGAAGTAATAAAGCAGCTGCTCTGACTTGATGTGTGGGAATGGGGACCTTCTCATTTTCATCATTCTATCGTAGACTGCGAACTGCCCACCACCATCTGGAAAGCTTGCTGTCAAGTCTTCTATAGCTGTAGGACTGGTGGGGAAAAAGGGCAGGTTAGTGTCACCCGTAAACCCGTTGAGGGGATTCTCAGAAAAGTAATCCGTAATCTTTTCTTTCATGTATCCATTAATAAAAGCTGGTGGATAAAAAATTGTCATTATAGAGCTCCCTTTGATACGTTAACGATCCAGCGATAGCCTGTCTCAATACCTTTTGGCTTACCTAGACTCTTGCCCGATCTCATGTTATTCTTAAACATGGTGCCATTGCTAAAGTGTTTTGCTATACCACTATTATACAGGAATGCTTGAGTAAAGTATTGTCTCATAAACATGTCTAGCGTTCTTTCCAAAGATCCTTGGACTTCTACTCCACCTGGATTTTCTACTCTGATTTCTTTTTTTGTAAACACAGTCTCTCCATCCACGTCAAAAACTAGAACTTGAGATGAGACGGGCCTTATGGTAACAGGAATGCCCTCTTCCATGATTCTCGCCTTGTCATAAAATGGTACTTTCGATCCAGCTTTTACTGATGAAGACTGGCTAAGTGATGACTTAAAAGAGAGTCCCAAGTTACTAACTGTATAGTTTATATCAAAGAGTCTGGCTTCTGGGCTGCCGTTCTTGTACCACTCATATACGTGGTGAAGAGACTCTGGATTTATCCTAGCACTTGAGTCCACGAACTCTTTCATTATCTCTGTGGCGTTCTCTCCTAGGTTCCTCAGGAACATGGTCTTTCCCTTTTGGGCACCCTCGAGAAAGCCTATGGAGTAGTCTATGATGTTATTCATCTCTCTGGCAAACTTTGCCGTGTTATACGAGACCTTCATTTAAATATCTACTGACTGGTTCTCAGATCTTTTAAGCATAACCTTGTAATACTCTACGTTGCCGAAAGGTCCTAGGAATGGCTCTTGACCAGCTACCTCAAATATGGTTGACTTCCCTATCCTAATGCCTGCTGTCTCGATATAGATCTGATTCCCATTCTTGTCACAAAAATTACTAACTACGATGTTTGTTATTGAAGTCTTTGCAAGCTTACTGGAGACTCTCAGGTCTGTCTTCGTTCTTCCCACGAGGGTAACTTCTTGGGTGATGTTTACGTTTGGCTTGACATCCTCGCTCATGGCAGATCCCTGGCTGTTCATGCTCACAGCAACTATCCTGTCGGCTATCCACTGTTTCTTAATGTTTCCGTAGGCCCCCTGCTCAACTAAGGGGTAGAAAACTGTTGCCAATGTGGGGTACAAGAAATCTGGAGTCTCATTTACGGACATGCTACAGGACCCCTAGTCTAGTGATAGACTTGTAATACTTTGAAAGTATTTTATCTACCATTATGTTTCCTGTTCCTTCGAATACTCGGTTATCAAACTTTATCTTAAACTGGTCAGTGCTGTAATCTGATATGTACCTTTTGTAATAGTCCAACTTGCCACACGAAATATCCTCTACTAAAAGCTCGGTGGCTTTTACGATGTCTGATGGTACGTTTTTGTATCCTGCTGCCAAGATAACCTTATAGTCTGAATTCTTAACAAAGCCACTGTTGTAATATGTCATGTGGTTGGAGTCTGTAGCTGCTAGTGGGATCGTGATTACCGCACTTTCTAAACGATTTACGCTTCCAGCGTCATAAGTAGTTTCTATGACCGAGGTCTTATCTGCAGAGATTGCAAATGCTCTGGAGTATGAGGAGGGGGCAGAGGCATCAAAGATAAGAACGTTGTTCTCGTACACCTGCAAAACTTTTCTTGACTCTACCCATATAGGCAAGTAGTCTGAACCCATTCCTATCATCTCTAGAACATGCTTTTTGTAATAGAATCCTTCTTTTATGATCGAGTCAATTATTGCTCTTGCGATCTCTTCGTTACCTGCATACTCTGCGATTGCTGATGCGGTGTCGGCTTTAGTCTTTGGGTTTACGTATGGTCTTGTAACTTCTACTTGGTGCTCTTCTTCATCTATCTGTAACAAAAACTCTGAGTCATAGTCTGAAGGTAGCGGAATAGCAACTTTTGAATTTGCTGATGCTACTACTGTGACTGTTGATAAAGAGGAGTCCACCATATTAATAATAGACACCTCGTAGGAATCTCCTGCGACAGAGACATCTATCGATGCACTAATGGTGTTATATGGTGGAACCCTCAATATCTCCATGAGGTTAGCCTAGTTCCCTAGAAACCTCTTCTGGAGTAGCAAGTCTAACGTGAGACAGCTTACCGATCCATAGATCTGCAGTCTCAGGGTCTAAGATGTTGTAACCCTTGTTGATCTTTCCGACACCTTCCCAGCGGACATTACGACCAGAGTAGATAGCTACTGTCTTGTCTGTAATGTTCTTTACCTGGTTGGTAACCTTGGCTTTTGGCTTTGACGGAACATCGGTTCCAATTACTCCGTCAGCTACTGAAGTCATAGCTTTCTTTTTTGAGCCCTTATCTGACTTATAAGTAGGAGTACTGATTACTGACTCTTCCTCTACAGCTTCTGAAACAGAAGCCTCAAGTCCTAGCTCTTCTGCGAACAGTTCAGCTTCTGACTCTTTTTGAGCCTCTTCGGCCTCTTCTGCCACTGGACGTTCCCATTCTGTACCGTCCTGAACTAGACCGTCTCCGTCGCCATCACGGGCGTGTTCTTTGAAATCTGACATTTGATTCTCCTTTGCTTTCTATATGATAATTATATCACTGAATTAAGTAAAAAAAAGAGGGCCAGGGCGAGATGCCCCAGCCCCCCTTAAGGTTATTTAGTTATAGATTATGCATCTGCTGCAGCGTCAGCCCAAGCAATTGCGTCCTCTTCTTCCCACTGAATACCGAAACGTACGAATACGGTGTACTCAATGGTGTCCTTCTTAGCCTTGTACTCACGGTTTACAGTGATGTCTCTCTGGAAACCCCAAACACGGTTCTGTGGGAAGGTTAGATCAACGAAGCCAGCTGGGTAGTAAGGTACCTCTTGTACCTGCACACCAAGAACACGGGTAGAGCGAGCTCCACCGAATGTCTGGTCTGCGCCGTCTAGGTAACGGTCACGTCCCGATGGAGTACCAGCAGCGCCTGGATGAGATCCGAAGGCCTCAGCAATAGCGTCTGCAAGTGTTCCGTTGTTCTTAACGATACCCTGGAATGCGTCTGTACCTGCATAGAACTTTAGGTTGTTCTTGATAGCACGGTACTTACGTGGCATAGCCAGGATAAGGTTCTGCATGACCTCTGGGGTCCATGAGTTGTTCTCTACAGTAACTATTGACTCGTGTGCTCCACCAGTCTTAGACCTGTTTACGAACCCGTCCATGATTGACAAGAAGTCACCAGTAGTACCGTCACCGTTGATGGCTAGGTCCTCGATGTCATTTGCAAAAGCACCTGTCATTAGACGTACTAGGTGATCCTCTAGGGCTGCGCCCTCGACTCCATCCTCTAGTGATTCAGCAGAGACTTCCCAGTCCAAACGAATCTTCTTTGTGGTTAGCTCTACCTTTGTAAAGGTAGCGCCTGTGTTGTTGTAGTCGCCAGTTGCCTGTGCTGCTGCACGGATAACACGCTCTCCAACATTAACCTTTTCTAGCTCCATGGTGTTCGCTCGCATTGTAACACGACGACCATCCTTGGCGAGAACTGTTGCATCCCATACGTAGTCAATAAAACGACGTGCCTGTTCAGGGCGTAGGATACCACTACCAGCATCACCAGAAGGGTTGACGGCATTACCACCGCTTGTTACTCCCATGTTTGCAGTTGGAATATTTCCTAGAGTTGAAGCTCCAGGAGTAGTTACTCCTCCAATACCTCCAGAAGCAAAAGCACCTTCTCCGTTATATAGTCCTGAGTCGTCGCCAGCTGTGTCTGGGTTGTTCTTGATAATTTCTTCCGACATATTGTCACCTCCTAAGTGATTGTTTAGTTTATTCATTTAAATAAATCGGCAGTTTTGAGGAAACGACCGCCCCATAGGGATTGCTCAGATTTTTCCATCTGAGTTTCCTGTACAATCTCGCCGAGATCGCCAGATTTGCGGAAAGCGGTGTCAGACTCAACTGCGTCTACCCTCTTCCCAAGCTCATTAAAACCAACTTCTGCATCCTCAAGTTTTGCAGTTGCTAGGCCTAGTGATTTCTTCAGATCAGCAATCTCCTCATTTAGAGATTTTACGACTGCTGTCAGATCGCTAAAGGCTGATGTAACTGTGGAGGTTAGCTCTGCTATCCCACTTGATACATCATCTGATTTTGATACCTCTTCAGTTACTTCAACAGTGGCTTCTGGAGAATCTGACTTTGCAGTCTTCATTTCTTCTTCTTCCTCATCCATAGTTTCAGACTTCTTGTTTTCTTCCTCATCATCTGAGTAAGACTTTTCTTCGTCTTCTTCCATGTTCTCTGTCTTTGCAACCTCTGGTGTGTCTGCTTTTGCTACATCTTCTGTAGCTACTGCTTCTACTAGGGCATCTGCCTCTGGAGCGACCTCATCTGACTTTGTTACGGCAGCTTCTGCTACCTCATTCATTTTGTCAGTCATAGGACTTACCTCCTTTGTCATCTTAGAAAGATTAATGCCTTTAGCACTATCAACTAAGAACTTCATCATTTCTGTTTTTTCGTTATCATTCTTTTCAACGAAACCTATGTTCTTCATTTCAGAACCATCAATAGGGGTTTGAGCTGTCTCTTCTGTTGAGAGAACAACGAGTCCAGACTCTTCATCGTAGAAGACATTTTCTATCTCGATGTCTACAAACTCGCCTTTAAGAACGTCAGCTCCGTCTACTTTTTCAACGGACAGAATGTTTGCAAACTGGTTTGCTGGGGTATCTACCAAGGAGAGCTCTACTAAGTCGTACTCTTTAATAATACGAATAGGCTTGTCCATCTTTGCATCATAAGCGTCGTCCCACTTGTTCATTCTCCCACCAATGGAAAAACCAGAAAGGGTTCCGTCTAGAACCTTTTCCCAAGTGTCTTGTGCACCCTTAGATACGTAAGCAGAAACGTAAACTCCAGAAAAGAACTTGTTGCTTTCTGGGTCAAAGTATTTGTCTTCTTTAAAAGCTACCATCTTGCCAACTGCCAGTGGCTGGTGCATCTCTCTAATATTCCCACGAAATCTTTTAAATGCGTCGAGGCTGGCATTGGCAGTGACTATGTCATCTTGCTTGTCTACGTTGTCTAAAGTGGCAAAACCAGACACAATTCTACGCTCTTTATCAACCTTGGAAAAGGGCATTGAAAGTCGCAGCTTATCGCCGTCAGAATCCCACTGTGCTTTTGAAATAGTCATACTACTATATTATAGACCCTTTTTGCTAAATTGTTACGCTTTTGTAATATTAGCAAAAACTAGTTACTGGCCCTACCCTCTCCTTGTGCATTCCTACCATCTATTGTACCAGATGAATCTGCCTGGTTATTAGATCTTTCACTATCTCTTTCACGGTTTTGTGCAAGGTTGGCTCTTGCGTCGGTTGCTTGGCGAGGAGATAAGTCAAACATTTCATCTCCATCTGGTCGTTGTGGCAATCCTAAGGCCTCTCTTGCTTCGTTAGGAGTCATGACCTGAGTCTTTACATATGTCTCTAGAATCTGTGACTGAGCAATTTCATCCGTCAGAGTTAGTTCGTTAAAAGCTAATTCTAAGATGTCTGTCTTTTCACGAACAATCCTGTTGAGCATTTTTTCTAGATTTGTCTGTGCTGGTCTGGCTACCTGCTCTTTAAACGTACGGTCTTGAGCGAGAGCTGCTGCAATGCTTGCTCCGTCTCCTCCTCCAATCTTAGAAAGAGGTACCTGGTGGGCTACAAGGATATCGTCACGATTTCGCATTCGGTACTCATTGAATGAGGCTTCCTGGACACCGTTCTCTATGGGTTCCATCTTAAACTCTACCTTGCTATTCTCTGTATCTCCTGGTAGAGGAATGTACAGTGTTCTGTGGGACTGACCTTTTAGGCTAGTCTGTAAGAATCTGAATAGCTTATCTTCGGCATCTCCCGATAGCTTTGCACCCTTAAGAGTAACAATGTATCTTGGAGTTGCTTTGTTAGCAAAGTAATCAATGTTGTACTGACTTGCAAGTTGATCTCCGTGTAAGGAAGATATGGCAGACATTATGTCTGGAATACCGTAAAACGTATTAAGAGGCGAGTACTCTTTGTAATGAAGAATTTCATTGGGCCTTGGGTCAGTGGTTATAGGGTTCTTGTTCTTTGCCCCAAAGTTTCTGAAGTACACAATCTTTTGACCAATAATCTGTACGTAACCATCACGGAGTCTACGTACTCTCATGGTCGTAGCTGGGATGTGTCCCACATAACCAATGTCTCCGTTTGTTTTACGACCTACTTCTAGGTAGCCATTTCCAGTTGCTTGCACATCTGTATAGAACTTCATGAGTGTGTGAGTCATTGAGTCTTGATCGTTTAGGTTCTCTAGCCAATCTCTAAGCTCAACCTTTACTCTCTGAATTCTCTTCCTAGCTCTTGCTGTGGCCTCTTTGTCGTTGTTCATCTCAAGCTTCAGCATTGTTCTCTGGTTTGTCTCAAAATCATAACCCAGGCCCACAATGTTTTCGACCTTTGCGTCAATAGCTGCGTGGTTCGCAAACGAGGTATCATAGTAGTTCGCTAGCTCGTAAAGATTCCATGGTGGTGTGATTACGTCAAAGAGTCCGTAGCCATTATTGTATACACTTCCAGGATTAATCTCTTTTGAGGCTGCGCCTTCACCTGTAGGAATTGCTCTTGCTGTTGCGAGATAGTTGTCTGTAGGTGGTGCAATCTTGGAGATTCTGCTAGTTCTACGCTTAAAATTTGGCTCTATGTTGATCAAGCCCTTAAGCATGTCCCAGCTTTTGTTAAACGGGTCTTGCTTTTTAAATAAGTCTTCGGACTTTTGTTCTTGATCTAAGTTTGCCTGAATAAATGGAACTTCGTAGTCAGTCATTATTCCTCATCTCCATAAAGAGATATGGTGTCTTTGGCTGCTTGGACAGCTCCTAAGTCATTAAGGTTTGGAAGGAGTCCTTGCTTCATTCGATCTACCTGCTCAGAATACTCTTCTTCTGAAACTCGGCCAGCACCTGCTATAAACTCGTAAGATCCATCACCATGGCCGAGGGCTGTCGCTTCGTTTGTTAGCTTCTGAAGCTGAAGAACGTCACCTTTGTGTGAAGGAATGTTTAAAACACTTCCGTGGCCGTCTGTATAAGGCTTCCCGTTTGCTTTCTTCCAAAAATAAATACCCCAGGGGTAGTCCTTGTTTAAGACTGTAATCTTTGATTTACCAATTTGCCCGTTATTATTCTCTTCCATGTACAATAGTATACCACATTATACGGGAGTGGCAACAGATGTGGCCCACTTGATGTCAGCATAAGCTGAATACTCGTAATTTCCTATAGATATTGATTGATTGTCGTCAACGATTATCTTATTTGTCCCTATGTAAGTCCTATATATATCGTCAGGCGTTATTCCATAGATGTTTGTGGAGGACTTTACCAGAACCCCATTCCAAATATATGTATTGCTCCAGAACTTCCAGCCAAGTCCTGATATGTCTGCTGGGCTAGTGGCGACCTCAGACCATTGCCTAAAATCTTGTTCCTGAATTTCCTGTAGGTTTGTAGACTGATACTGCGAAACATTATTAACCATTAGAGGACCAGTAATTCTGATACCCCCAGAGTATGAGTCAAAATTGAGAACTGTCGAGAATGTTACTCCTAGCATGTTCCATTGGTCTAGATTGATCACAGGTTGACGGACAAGCTTTCCATTAAGATAAAAGGCGACACCGTCGTTCACTGCGCCTGTTGCTGCATTAACGGCATACAGCTTTGCCCTCTTTCCTGAAGTCCCAACCTTGGCTAAGTAAAACTTAATGTATGAGTTCTTTGCTTCAACCTCAAACACTCTGACCTTGTCGGGAAAAGACTCTTCGTCAAACCTCATTGCCATTTGCATAGATACTACCCTATACTTTTCTGATAGGTTTAAGTTAACTGGTATTGAAAGCCCTCTGTCTGTGACCCTCTCTTGCTCCCCCACCTTTTTGATTCCGCTGTCTGACGTCAAGTAAAGATAAGGAGAGCTCCTCTTGTATATCTTGTATGGGTTCCTAGTCTTGTAGTCGTAGTAAAGGTTGTATTTTCTGTAGGGAAACACAGGGAGACCAAACCGAGTCCCAATAGGGTTTGAGGTGTCTCCATTGAAAGCCTGAGAGGCATACTCTAGGCTCTTTATCTTTATCTTATCTAAACTGATGCCCTGGGAAACTATCTCTAAGCTTGTCACCAAAGCTATGTCTAAAAAGTCTATGTTCTTTGGAAGGTAGATGATCGAACCATTGACAACCTCGTACCTTGTTGTCATCCAGTTATCTCCAGGCTCTACAATACCGCTCTGTGGTGCGCTCATGGTCTCTGTAAAGTATCCTGGTTGCGCTGTCGCTCCTGTAGCTAAGTACTGAAAAGTTATATAACTCTTTACGGAGCTATTAGACGTATCAAAACTTCCAGCTAAGAACTTTCTAATTGCTGGGTATCCCACGTTAAACTGCAAAAAATCCAAGTCATAATAAGATCCTGAGTCACTGTTGGTGACATACTGTGCAAAATGCTTTAGGGGAATGTAATCTTCCCAATAAGAATCTGCTAGGATGTCTATAGAGTAATTATCAAAAATGCTTTTAGCTCTTAGGCTATAACTCGCTATGTGGCTGGCTGCTCCATCTAGGCTAAAAGAATCTGCAAAGCCTCCGTCAAAGGTTCTGAACCATGTCGATGCGTCAGTGCCAAAGTGGTTATCTCCTGCATCAGCAACAAAGTCTGTGCTAATGATCTCTGGATCTTGGAAAAAGGCTGAGACCTTCTGAAAGTTTTTGTTGGTACAGAAATTTATAGAGTAAATCTTTCCTGAGAATGGGCTCTCAAAGTCTTTGTCTGATCCAACATAAACACTGAGGCGTGACTTGTTCCCAAAGAATGCAGTAAAGGTTCTTCCGAAATACTTTGCCAAACCGTCTATGTCTATCCCTGCAAAGGCTTTTGTGTTTGCTATCAGGTCTGACTCCGTATACAGAGAAGTCTCTACTCCTTCGTAGTTTAGGGTGTAAGACACATCCGATCCAGTAACAGATACCTCGAAGTTGTTGGTTGTCAAATTGTCTTCAACTCTAAGCAATACCTGCTTGTTCTCTGAGTATCCTGAGGTTTCAAAAACCATATAAATAGCCCTGGTATCTTGAGTAAGCATTCTAAGTTTTTCAAAGTATAGGTAGCCAGGTGAGCTAAAGCTGAAGAACAAGTCTTCGTCTACCACCTGATTACTAGAGTTTTCAGAAACCCAATCCGTATAAGTTGTCTCATCCTGCATAACTAACTGTGGGAGTCCATAGCTTGGTGTTGAGAGCACGTCATTGTCAAAAACAAGGTTGTCTGAAATTCCCTGATACCATCTTCCGACATTTGGGTATGAATAATTGTTTGTGTAATCTGCAAAGTTATAATCGAAGTACGCTGTTGTCCCACTGTATGCCGTGTTTACGTTTTCTGGAAACTCTACAGCTTGGCCGTAGGCCATTCGCCTTTTAGCTACTAAGGAAGGGACTGAGTATGAGTAGATAGCCACGCAGTCTACATCAATCTGAGGAACAGCGTCTGAAGTATAGAATGCTAGAAAGTCTTGGTTCTTTCCATTAAGTTTAGGAGCTGGTAGAGGGATAGTGGCTGAGTCAAACGTTAGAGTGGCTACCGACTCTCCGTTAATAAGCAAGGAGGCTGAGTCTTTTAGCGTTTTTATGTTTACGAGCATAGGCCTGAAAGAATCGCCTACATAGTGTGATGCTACAGAGCCTCCTAGCTTTAACCTTAAGAATGCTCCATCGATGTAGATACCGTCATTTGAGGCTACTGGTCCAAAAATCCTAGTGGAAGATGTTGCAAAAGAGTTTGGCCTAAACCACATTTCAAAAGTGTACTCCTTGTTTCTTCCTGAATCATTCATAAACCCATACCCTGGTATCAATAGGTTGGGGGTTCCCTGAGAATTTGTCATGACTGTAGCATTCTGAGCCCCATAAACAAGAGGCATTCCTGAGTTTTGAGCGACTAGGTTGTCTCCGCCTTTTACGACATAGTAAGCTTTTCTCCCTACTATCCCATACTGATCGGACGGAACTAGGATGTCGCTGGGTTCTACACCAAAGATATTTTCTTCTTGACCAGATGGGGAAATTCCTAATGACCCGTAGTTGAACTCTTCTGCGTTTTGCCCTACGGTAAGACCATTGACATAGACTAGGTGAGTTATTGGACCTGTAATTGATTCTGGGTGGGCCGAGACTACAGAGATTGAGGGGTAGAACGACTCTGAGTTTATTTCTGAAACGGAAAAGGTTTCTGATATGAAAGACCAGTTAGTGTTTGACGATACTGGAAAGGACGTTGCCTTGGTAACGGGCAGGCCTGTCTCTGAGTCTACATAAGTGTACCCTACTGAAATAGAGAGCACTGTTTCACTGACCGCTAGAAGATGAATGCCTATGCAGAAGGTGTCCTTCGTAGAAGAAAACGAATCAACCATAACTGGATATACCAGGGGGGACGCTGCGCCAAAAGACGTGAACCCAGAGGTGCTTGTCGTTAACGACATTAGACCCAAGGGTGAAAGTGGGTAAGGAGCTGGATAATCTAGGGCTGAACTATCTGGTGACAAGACTTCAGAATTTACTGGCTGCCATTGGGAGAAGTCTCTTTGGGGGTCAGAGACTAATGATAGATAGTCTACCTGCTCTTCTAGGGCCCAGAGAGCTAGGGGGTGTTCTGCAAATATCTTTTCTGCATAAAGATTCGAGGGTTGAGACATAACTCTATTTTAGCATACTAAAACTATTTTTCATTGCCTTCTGGCTCTGCTGCTCCCCATTTGCCGATTGGGCAGGTAGCATGTGGCAGCTTTGTTTTTGCGTCCATTAGGCATCCACATTTTCTGCACTGTCTGCTGAGCTTAAACAAGAACTCACAGCCGAGGCATGCGTCCATTCTTGACTTTGAAACTTCTTTTGACACTCTACCAATAGAAGGGTTCAGGAGATCCCAGGGGCGAGCGGTCTTCCCCAGCTTTGGGATATTCGGAAGATCTTCGCTCATTATTTTTCAGACTCTTTAGGTTTTGCAAAGTTTTCCTTTTCGTAAAGATATCCTAGTTTTACGTCAGTCTCTGATGGACTAAAGACTACGAACTTTGGACTTGCCAAAAGGTAGTCGGCTATTCTTTCGTCTGCTCTTATAACGTCCACAACTTTGGAGTCTAACACCATGGCTAGGTGATAAACAGATATGTCTTTTGGTGCAGGATTATAGTTTGGGTCCTTTAAGTTTTTCTTTTCTTGAATCTCATTCTTTAGCTTTTCCAGTTCTACGGGGGCATTTTTCCCTAGAAGCAACTTGTCTATCAGGAATAGCTTTAGGACCTGGACTGTTGTCAGCTGGACATAGTCTGCATCCCACTTAGGATTGATCTTTGCCTTTTCTGGCTTACGGACGTCGTCTTTAATACTGTTAATAAAATCTTTAATACTCATTAGTCAAACTTCTTTCTATGCCATGCTATTTTACTGTAGGGAGTGTCTGGGTTTCTGACAATTGTAGATTTTATCTCCACAGTATCTTTCATCCCCTTGTCAAACACCATCTTCCAAGAAGATCTCTTGACTGGCAAGATCTGTGCGATGGGGGTTCCAGCTTTGATAGTCCCCGAAAACCCCTCCTCAATAAAAAAAGGAATGTTTCCTCCACTGGAGTATGCGTCTGAGTCCATTATGGCCGACACTGTTCTAAAAGGCAAGTCGTCCCTGTTCAGGGGATGAGTTACGAGGGTCGACCAGCCTCTTGGAGTCTTCCAAGCCCATTTCCCTGAGAATACCAAATGGTTGGGAGCAAAGCCTTTAGGTCTTGGCATTGTAGCTCCTAGCCCACCTGGTCTTTCGTTGATAAAATTGCCAAAGGGAGTCTTTCTGTCCCAGGATAAGCTCAGGTCTCCGTCTTCATCCGTAGAGACTTCGACGTCAGTTGGAAAAGTTATAACGTAGCCAGAAATCATAGCATCCATGTACGGCATGCACTTTTTTAGCCCTGCGGACTTGGTTCCGTCTTTGTCTGTAAAAAAACTTTCTGCCTTTTTAAACCAGTCTGGAAGGACTCTCTTAGCTGGTAAAGGTAGGCCAAAGTTGCGAGTACGCTCATTTACGTAAAACTTAATTATTTTCATCATAGAGTCCGATCTCTATCTAGTATACACTATTCTGCGTTAGAGAATGTACCCGTGGAAGCATCATAGAGTTGACCTACGGTTGTGGCACCATTGGCAACTTGAACAAAAGTCGGGTTTGACATGTACAACGCAGCGGACTGGCCTTCACAATTAAGAACCTGATAAACAACACCCTCGTGTACGACTGCTAGGTAGAATTCGTGAAGGGGACGCTTCAGCTCGAGTACGGGGTCTAGGTCTGGTAATGGCAATGTCATACTTTAATTATACACCCCTTTCTATATTAATTTCGGAAACAGTTTTAGACTCATTGTAGCTGGAGGGGGACACCACGATTCCAAATTTAGTGGACTCTACAGCCGTAGATGCGTTATGAGAATCTGTGCGAATTGGAGAATACAGCGAGGCATCAGAAAAGGACTCTACAGTTATCATTTTATTCGAAGTCTTAACCCTTAATGAGCGTAAGACAGTCGTGATTTTCCAGCTCACTATCTCAGACACGGAACTTGCTATAGACTGCAAGACTCTAATGTACTGTGGGTAGCAGGTCTCGCAAGAAGTTCCGCTACAGGTGCCACAATTACAGGAAAAGTAGTAGGTAACCGAGCAACATCCGTAGCTAGTACCACAGTGGGGTTGGAAGCACGCAGTGGATCCAGGAGAGTAGGCTGTGCAATCTTGCCAGGATATCTGGGTATACCCCGAGCAGTTACCATTTGCGTATCGAGAGGAGCAGTAGTTTCCGTACTGTGTACTCCAGCTTGAGCAATAGGGTGGGTTCTGATAACAGATCGGTGTGGGGCAATAGTATCCAGTGACACAATCGTAGCCATTACAATAGCTGCCAGAACATGTGGAGCAACCGCAGGAATAAGTGTACCCCGTACAGTTGCAACTTTCCGTGATTTGCTCTGATGAGACTGACCACCAGTTACCTGCATCGGTAACCCATAGAGCTGCGCCAATGCCTTGTCCCATATCTTTTATTTCTATCTTGACGTCAGGGACTAGGGCGTCAACAACAACTAGGGGGTACGTAGAAGAAGAGGCAGAAGTTGTTAGTTTTGAAGAAGATATTCCCCACACTCCACGAAGGAAGGACCACTTTCTTTTGTTACTCTGTCCCAGGATGGCAGAGCTTAAGGAAGACCCAGAAAACTCAGAGGCAAAAATAGTTCTTATAGCTTTTGGGAGTGATTGCTGGTTGGCTCGCAAGATTGCTTTTATGCCCATATTACTCTAGGTCCCCCATCAAGTACCAGACATTCGTATCTCTCTTTATTAGAGTTGCTGAAGAGTACTGGGTCCTTGTTTTGTTGCTAGGGGTGAAGTTCAGAGATACCCCAGAAGCTCCCACAATAGTAATTTGACCAGAACCTTTCTGCATAACAGTTATCGTTGATCCAATTGGAAAGGCTACTGAAGAGTTGTTGGGTACCGTGAAGGTAACCTCCGATGTACATTCTACCATCTTGTCTTTGTCTGTGATCTCAAAAGTGTAGGGTCCGTACCTGGGGTTAAAATCTACAAGACTTGGAGCTATGTCTATAGACGTAGCTTCCCACTTATCCGATGAAGAAGAGTACTGTAACAGGGATTTATCAATCATGCCTGTTAGGTCTACGTCGGAAAGTTGGGCTACAGATGATGCTGCAGAACCTGGTAGCCAAGTTCCAGAGGCTAGATCATAAGCTAAGACATCCGTGTCTGACAATCCAGTTAAATCTACGTCAGTTAATTCTGATAGTGCTGCTGCTGCAGGAAGCACTGGGGTGTAAGTAAGAAGTCCGTCGTCGTAAGCTAAGCCACCAGTGGTGCTTCCAGTACCCTCAACGGCTACGGATATGTCTGGGCTTGTGGGCTGTCCTCCCAAGGCCCCAGCTACTTCTTGAACATGAAATTGAACATCAGCGTTTTGACCAATGTACGAGGTACCTGATGACGCCTGGCCTTTAATTCTATAGGTAACTATTGTTCCTACGTCTAGATTATGCTGATCGTAGTACGTCCAGCCAAAGTCCCTAGTCCCTAGGATTGGCCAAGTGAAGAGATCTGTCTCTACAGAGTCAACCACCCGAACAAGCTTTACCGAGGACGAGCCGAAGTGGTCGCTGGTCAGGCTTATTAGGTTTACGTAACTAGAAGTCGTAGTTATGGACACTTCTAGTTTCTTTGCTCCATCCCAATAAGTATATACAGATCCTGTGGATGCAGCAAAAGTGGTTGTACTATTCAATACCCCAAAAGATCCTGCTGTAACTCCAGTTATGGCTGGAGCAAAACTGAAAGCCCCTGTGTTGGAGTTATAGGATAGCTCTCCTGCTCCTGTGGGGACTCCAGTAGTTACAGTTATGGCATCGATGCCTACAAGTTCTTTTGGCTTCCAGGTTTGATCGGAGTTGTCGAAAAACAGAACATCGTTTAAATTAGCTCCTGAGGGGTCTACATTTGTTAGGTCGGAGAGGGTATGCGTGTGGTCGGTAGCAGCTTTTGTATCTAAAGCTGCAAGAATTGTGCCGATGTCTCCGTCGTTCTCAGCAATGGCTTCTGCTATTTCTTTAAGAGTGTTTAGAGTTTCTGGTGCTGAATCAATTAGAGAGGCTATCTCGGTATCCGTGTAAGTGTTTGATGCCGTCTCTGAGTCGCTGATGGCTTGTGAGAGGGTACTCTCAGTTGATAAGATAGCTGCATCAAGCTCTGTGTCAGAGTATACGTTTGCGCTTGCTAAGACGGCTAGTCTGATTGCTTCTATGTCTTCTGCATTCTGGAAATATGGTAACAAGGACCAAGCCGTTACTCCATCACCCATCCTGAATGTTTGGTCATCGGTAGATAGGGCAATCTCTCCAGCAGCAAGAACGGGGTCTGAGGAAGACCACTGAGTGTCTGTACCTCTTCTTTGTTGAAGCCTAATTAGCAATATGATCTCCTATCTGGCATAAAAATACCAGGATAGTTAAGTATAACATTGTTTTGTTAGCTAAAGGACATGCCACTGTCTTTTTTGTGAGAGTCTCCAAAGTCACACCTGGTACAGGACTTGGCCTCTGCTTTAGTAAATGGGCATGTAGCTATGACTATATCGTGCTTTCCCATAAAGCATAAAATCTTTTTTAGATTAGAGGTATCCAATGTTGCTCCTGGCCTGGTCCTCCTGGTATCAAGTGCTCCATAGGAAGAACATCATATGCGATTGTTATCCTTGGGCCTTCCCAAGCCCAATCTGCCATAGCGTGTGGGTGGGCCATCTCTGATAAGATTGCACGATTGTTGACATTATGATTAATTCTTTTTTCCTGGTTCGTTACGATATAGTGTGTCTCAGAAGGCTCTGCTGCTACGGAATAGTATCCGTGAAATAGAGGGGCCCCTCCAGGGCCATGGTCGTGCCAATCTAGCTTCCCAGTCTTTGTGTGGTTAATATTGAACCAGCCTTGGACTACAAATTTCTGTGACTCAAAATCTATTCCATAGTAATTACAGGCTTCGTGAACCATCTCAGACAAAGCCTTGTAAAGGTTATGAACACCAGGAATGTTAAACTGGAAGACGTTGTATTGTTGCCACTTCATAGTTGAAACACTGCCAGAGTCTATCCAACCATCTGCTTCGGTGACAGGGGTGACACCTCTAATCTCAACGTTTTCAATTAGCTGGTACCTGGCCTGTAACTCATTTGCTAAAGACTCCAAGTCATTGTCTAGAAATGACTCAAAGAACTTATGTGGCTGAGTTGACTTGGAATGGCTTTGCATTGGTTGTGGCATGGCTTTTTCAGGTTGCATCGGTAAGACCCTTCTCTATTTAATAATTATATCACACAGGTGGAATTACCTGGGTGAAAAGTTAAACGGAGCAAACCCAAAAGGAGCAAAGTTAAACGGGGTAAACCCAAAAGCTCCAAAGGGGGTAAACCCAAAAGCTCCAAAGGGGGTAAAGCTAAATGGAGTAAAGCTGAATGGTGTAAACCCAAAAGGAGCAAAACTGAATGGAGTAAATCCAAAAGTGGTTATGCTTGAAGAGTTGTTTGAGTAAGATCCAGATCCGTTGGAGTTCTCTGCACGAACAGAATATGTTTGAGCAGAGCCACCCTCTTGGCTTACTGACACAGATGTTCCAGTTGTTGTTCCCGTCTTTCCATCAGAGGATGTCCAGCGATAAGTGGTTATTGAGGATCCACCATTGTTTGGTGCACTCCAGGATACTGAGTCTGTAGATGTTCCTGTTTGGTTTGTGCTTGATGAAGGAGTTGGAGTGCTAACGGATGGTGCTGCCATGGTTGCTGGAACTGTGGTTATTGTAATAGCCGTTGTAGCGGATGAGGAACCTGAGTCGCCAGATGCGTTAGAAGCTACAACTGTAAAAGTTGGAGTGCTGGAAGAACCCAGCCCTTCTACCGTTACTGGAGATGAAGATCCAGTCCCCGTTTGTCCAGTAGAGGCTGTAACTAAATAAGAAGTTGCAGCTGGTGAGTTAGCTGGAAGTGAAAATGAAACTGTGGCAGCTCCATCGTTGTATACTCGGCTTGTGCCGACATTGGAAGCTGTTACGCTTACTGGTGTTAGTGGCTCCAGGAAGTCATTCTGTGATGCTGACCTACCGCCTGCTTCTTTTTTTGCCATGTCTTTTCTCTTCTCCTAGTTATTAAGCTGTTAGGTCGCCGTAGACAACCCATGAGTCTGCAGACCTTTTAAGTATTGTAGCAGATGACCACTGAGTGCGTAACTTATTTCCAGGAGTAAAGTTTAGAGTTACTCCGCTTGCTGGGGAAATAGTTACCTGACCAGAGCCAGTCTGAAGAATATCCATTGAAGCTCCTACTGGCCAGGCCAAGGAGGCGTTCGTTGGGATAGTAAATGTAGTTGCACTACCAGAGTTTACCTCAACCAAGTTGTCCTTGTAGTCGATGGTGTCTAGAGTGTAACTAGCAGTCTTTTCTGAGAATACTGTCAGGGAAGGCACTGCTGCTACAGTTTGAGTTGTTCCGTCTGCAAATACCACAGAAGCAGCACTTACGACAGCAGCAGACAAATCTTTAACTGATAGGTCATCCAAGGATCCCTGGGCGAAGTTAATAGTTGTAGTTGGAACGTCAGTAACTCCCTTAAACAACTTCCAAGTATCAGAGGATGCATCTCTGGCAAAACCAGTTATTTGCTGAACTCCGTCATTGAATGTTGAGACAAAACCAAGGTCAACTGCATTTGTGACGTTTCCTTCTCCAAGTGCAATCAAAGGGTCAGTTGTTTCAAAATTTGCAGTATCGATTGTGGTTGTCGTTCCCGAAACAGTCAGATCTCCAGTAACAGTAAAGTCTCCAGTTATTGTCTGGCTTGCAGCCTCTGTAAGAACTAGCTTTGAGGTATCTGTAATTCCGTGCACCGAGGTAGTCTCGTCATTATGCGCTGTCAGAGCTAAAGCTGCAGTAGACTCTGCTGCATTCTGAGCTGTAGAAGCTGAGCCTGCTGCATCGTAGTTACCTGAAAGACCATCTGCATAACTCTCAGCATTTGTCTGTGCCGTACTCACGTCTGTGTTTGTGGCAAGCACCGAGGTGTCTGCAATACCGTGCACAGACGTAGTAGCGTCATTGTGAGACGTCAAAGCTGTTGAAGCTGTTAGCTCTGCAGCTGATTGTGCGTCATCTGCTTTGCTGCTTGCGTCTGTCGAAGAGGTCGCAATTGCATCAGATTCGGCTGTATCGGCGTAGGCCTGATATGCTGTAGTTATCGTTGTGCCTAGGTCGGTGATTGCTGCTTCTCTAGCCGTTGCCTCGGCAGCTACTGCCAAAGTGTACGCATCTAGGGTGTCTGAGCTATCTGCTGCGATGGCTAAGCCTCTGGCAGTTGTCTCCAGGTCTACAGCTTCTGAGATTGCATTGTCTCTGTTTATTACTTCATCTGCGATTTCAGAGTCAATATCTGCTCCCAGATCTGTTCTGGCAAGGGCTATACCTTCGTTAAGAGACGTTGTTGCGTCAATTACGCTTTGCTGGATGTCAGAGACAATCTGTGTTATGGTTGCTGCATAGTCTGAGTCATCGCCAAGTGCTGCTGCGAGCTCGTTTAGAGTGTCTAGTGCTCCAGGTGCACCACCAATAAGGTCACTGATCGCAGATTGAATTCTGGATGTTACTGTGTTTCCAGAAGTTCCGTCGATAGTTACGTCTCCAAGAAGCAAGTCTGCGGTCGCTGTGTAGCTTTGGTATGCCGAAGTAATAGCTGATTCACGGGCATCTGTGTAGGATGCTGCTGAAGTCTCTGCATCTGATTGGGCTAGATCTGCATAAGACTGCAAGGCAGTTTGCAAAGTAGAGACTTCTCCATCTGTATAAGAACCTGCAGCGGATATAGCTTCGGTCTTTGCGGTTGAGACTGCTAGACCGACGTTTGTGTAGAAGCTGGGGTCGTCATTTATAGCTGCTGCCAGCTCATTTAGAGTATTAAGAGTTTCTGGGGCTGCGTCAAGAATTGAGTCTATAGAACCGTAAGTGTACAGGTTCTCCCAATTGTTTGTTCCATCGCCCATTTTGAAACGGCCAGTGTCTGTCTCATAGCCGATCTCTCCGCCAGCTAAAACTGGGTTAATGCTGGTCCACTCTGCTGCGGTACCACGCCTCTGTTGCATCCTTGTTGCCATAGTCTATTCTCCTACTTTTAGGGTGTCACGTTTAAGCCTTTTACTATTATACCAACTTTTTTTTAGGCTAATTGAAGTTATCTGAAACTGAGCCACCGTCAAGTACTGAATCCCATGATGTGGTTGAAACTCCTCCGCCATCCACTGGTGCTCCCTGTGGACTGGTGGGGGATGCTGCATCTGTAAATCTTGAAACTATCAGCCCAGAACCGTCAATCGAAGTGTCGTGAATGTGTTGTGGGATATTCTGGGTATCTTCTACTGAGGCCATAGTTATCCAGGAGCCATCGTAAAAAACGTTTAGTCTCTGGGTAGCAGTGTCGAAGTAGTGGTCTCCATTAGTAGGGGAAACAGGAGCAATAGATTGTGCCTTAAAGCTAGAGTTTGCATTCTCTGTAAAATATTCCAAAGTTACAACATGGCTGCCCAATGTTGGAGATGCTGCGGTTATAGTTCCACCAATTACAGCGTCTCCAGATACCTGGATTCCATTTTTGACCTTAAAGTCTTTTTCGCTTAGCGCCATCTATTGCTTCCTCCTGCCTCTATTGTTGTGTGAAACTATACTACTAGTGTACCAACAACTGTAACATCTGTGCCGTTGTTAAGGGTTGTAACTAGTAGCTGAACTGTGTTCCCATCCATACCTGCAGAAAGAGTTGATAGAGAACCATTAGTTCCTACTACTCCGTACTCGGTAATGGAAATGTTGTTTGCTGTGTCCAAAGTTAAAAGAACCTTTGAAACTTCTGTGTGCACACCTGAAGCAGATTTTACTACAAATTCTGCTGTCCTGTAGGAAGTACCGCTAAAGGAATATCCTACGACTTGACTTGCGGTAGAGACTGTTTGAGTAGCAGCTACTTGAGTTGCAACTGAGTTAAGGTCTACCTCTGTAAAGTTAGGGACTACTGCTTCCAGAGCGGTAACCGCACGTGCACTTGAGAAGTACAAGTTTGTGGAACCTTCTACCAAATCGTCCGTGTCAGAATCTGCTACTCCGTTTTCTGCAACAAGAGTCAGAGAACCAAGAGCATCATCGTAAGTCACGGTAATGTTTTGGTGTGAACCAGCAGCAATGGAGGCTGCAACAGCATCCTGAGCTCTTTCATCAGTGAAATAGAAGTTTGAAGAACCTTCTTCTATAGCGTCTGTATCTAGGGCGTCAACAGCTGTAGTAATAGCTGTGTTACGACTGCTAACCTCTGTGGCAATTTCGGTGTCAGTGTAGCTATTTGCTTCTGACTCTGCTGTGTCGGCTTTAGCAGTTGCATCTGAAGCTGCGGTAGAGATCGCATCGGCTTCAGCGGTGTCTGCATAAGCTTGGTAGGCTGTAGTGATAAGACCTTCACGGGTGTCTGTGTAGTCCTTAGCTGTTACAAGACCTGCTGCAATGTCGTTAACTACTGTTGCTGAGAAGTTTTGGTCATCGGCAATAGCCTCTGCTAGTTCATTAAGAGTGTCTAGAAGCTCTGGGGCTCCTCCGACTAGAGCTGCGATTGCAGAGTCTGCATATGTGTTTGCATCAGCTTCTGCTGTATCTGTGTAGCTTTGGTATGCAGAAGTAATAGCTGATTCACGAGCGTCTGTGTAAGAGGCAGCAGAAGTCTCTGCATCTGACTGAGCTAGATCGGCATAAGACTGCAAGGAAGTTTCTAGAGTAGAAATTTCTCCGTCTGTGTAAGAAGCAGCTTCGGTTACAGCTTCACTCTTAGAGGTACCAACCTCTACATCGGTAGCAAATGCTGAGTCTAAGGTGATTGCAATTGATACGTCAGATGTTCCATCAAAAGATACAGAACCGACAGCATCTCCACTTACGGAGATAGTCCTCGGAGTCTCTAAAGCTGTTGAGGTATCAGAGTTTCCAGTTACGTCACCAGTAAGGCTTCCGACTATGTCTGCAGTTATTACTCCTGCTGAAAAGTCTGAGTTCTCGTCACGCTTCACTACAGTATTTGGAGTCGATGCTGATGTAGCTGTTCCCCCAATAGTGTTTACGATGAAGTCTATGCTGGCCTGAGCCTCTGTTAGTACGCTATAGCCATTAATGGTACCTGAGGCACCCTCAACGACTAAGCCAGCTTTTACCTTAAAATCTTTATTAACTGTTGCCATTTTTTTTTAATCTCCTAGTTAGGCCTTGAGACCCATGCGAGCAAATCGCACGGTCACTGGCTTGATTACTGAATCAGGGGTCACCGTCAATGCAACGGTATCTCCAGTTCTAGAAACATCGATGGTGCCCATATTCCCATCATTGTCTATTACTCCGTACTCTGTGACAGATATATCTGTGCCGTCTACCAGTATGGAAAGTTCTGTTGCGTAAAACTTATTGTCTCCGAATGAAGTCTTTGAGATTGAAACCAAGTACTTAACAAGTCTCCACTGACTAGCGTCAAAGCTGTCAATTACCGTGATGTTTTCAATACCAGCAATAGTGTTCTCGTTGTTTCCAGCGGTTCCCAGATCAGTTGCCTGGCCTGCTGCTGTGTCTATCAGGTCTTGATAGTCCGCCTGTTCTGGGCGGTCGCCAGTCTCGAACCTGGTCTTTACATAAGGGATTGATACTCTAGCCATGTATATATTATAGTGGGTATTTTTTAAAGTTTTTAAAGTATATAGTTGTTCAGACCCAGTATGGCAATTCCAATGGGAGCAGGGTGGCTGGGGCCGTAAGCCACTCCCAAATTGGTTATTCTCACCCGAAATGGGAGTCTTTCAGATACTAAAGCTGCTCTTTCGTTAGCGAAGGATTTTGAGTTTGAAAAATGTGCGGACTGGACCTTTTCGGTGTTATGGACAAGGTCTGTTATCTTCAGAGATGTTGACTCACCAGAAAGTAATGTGGCTTTAGGGAAGAACTTTGTCTGCATCTCAACTTTTTGAGTTTGCTTAAGAATAGCTGATGAAGCCATTATTTTGTTACATCCTCAAAGATTACTAAGCTGCCACTTGCAACTGTCCATACGTAGAGTGCTGGGTTGGACGTTAGCTGTATATCGAAGACATCTCCTGTTTCTAAAATTTCTGACTGAGAGGACAGAAGAGAAACCGTAAACTCTCCTGGGGCCTCTCCTAAGATTGCTGAGGGGTTCAAAGACATAACCAAGGTCCCAGCTCTTTTTATGTCCATCTTTATGTCCCAGTCGGGAATGTTTAAGGAAACCCTATTGTCGTCAGTTACGTATACCCGAAATGACGCCGTGTCACCACGGACAACCGTCCAAGATACTTTTGGTGGAGTGTTTCCTACTTCGTATGAGTTCGTTGATCCTCTTTGGGTTGCCATAGTAAAATTATACCATAATACTTTAAGATTACATCGCAAGGTTGATTTAGGACCATAATCCTGGTATAATGTTATCTTATGGACAAAAAAGCCATTGTTTCCCTTGGTCTCGTCGCAGGAATTTTGACTGGTGTTAGCCAGTGTAACGAAATTGAAACCCCACGAGCCTTTGCTAAAGAATTAGAAATCACACAAACACTTTCTGTCGGCAACAGAATGAACCTTATAGAAGTATTACCAGAATCTAGAAGTTTTTCCAGGCTAGAGGTTTCTATCAAAACAACCCAGCCCTGGCTTAGAGAAGATTTTCAGAAGATGGTCTTGTCTGACACAGATCTTATATCAGTTTTAGAGAACGCTGGATTTTCTGGTAAAGGGTTGCAGATGGCTTGGGCTGTAGTAAAGCTTGAATCAACAAACAGGCTCTATGCTCATAACCAAAACTCAAGTACTGGAGACAACTCTTACGGTCTTTTTCAGATCAACATGATTGGGAGCATGGGTCCAGCAAGACTTAAGCAACATGGTCTTAAAACTAATGAAGAACTCTTTAGCCCTGAAGTAAACTCTAGAGTTGCATATGTAATCTCTGACGGAGGCTCTTCCTGGAGTGCTTGGACTACTAGCGAAAAAGCTAAGGCTATGCTTAATCAGTTTCCTGGTTAGACTTACCCCATTTATGTAATGGGCATTCTGCTTCTGCAAGAGTAACCTTAACTTTCATAAAGCACTTACATTCGTCGCATTGTTTTGTTGGTAAAAGTTTTGGGCAGGCCTTGCAGATGCTGTATCTCTCTTGGGCAACAGACTTGTCTGCGTAAACTGTGTTGGGGTTTAAAAGATCCCAAGGTCTGGTGTCTCCTAGTTTTTCTTTGTACCTGTCCCACGCATTAGTCATCTATCTCGTACCCTGGCCCCTCATCATCACCTAAAAACGGAGGAAGAAACTCTCCATCTCGATACTTCCAACCTAAAGAAACTTGAGACTCATCTGTCTCTATGATTACGGGTCCTGAGCGCAAGCCAGCGATAACCGCTTTATTGTATGATTGCTCGTCGTCTACAGCAAAGACTGTTGAAACATCTTCTCCCACTACAAATGCAAAATATCTAATACCCATATACAGAGTATAACATATCTAGCAGGGGTTGGTCCAGCTTCGTACAGATGAGCTACAGTCACAGGCTGTGCACCTTATGGCTTGGACTTGGGTGCCGCCAGTGCAGGCACCACTCCAGGTAGCCCCACAGCCAGCCGTGCATTTGCATCTTACGGGCTCTGGTGGACGTGGAACTGGGACACAGTTTCTAGATGTTGATGAGGCTGGTTGGCAGCCAGAGTTAAAGATACAGACGCTGTACCAGGCGTTACCAGAGGCGCAACCTGAATCAGAGCCCGAGTAAGTATAGCTTCCATTGGTGCATGATGTACAGTTAGAGGGGACAGGCGGTGGGGGCGGTGGGGCATTTTGATCAGCACAGGCTTGAGAGGGTACTGATGATTCTTGCTGTCCTGAAAAGCAAACTGAGTATCCAGAGGAGGAGGTTCCATCGGAGTAATTATAGCGGTACGTTGTTACGTTCTGAGTTCCTACAATAGTTACATAATTGTTTCCCACACAGGTTTGTGAAATGATTCCTGTTGCAAGAACTGTACCACAGTTAGGACCAGTGTTTGTAGATACTAGGTAAGGTCCTGAGGGGGCGCTTGGGGCAGTATAGAGGTATACAGCAAACCCTATGGTGCTTTCGTAATCTACAAGAGTTCCAGAAGGCGTTGTTTGAGAGGCTAGTTTTCCGTTTTGACTTGAGGACCCACTAGTGCTTCCCTGAGTCCCAATTTCAAGTCCAGAATTCTGGATTGCTATGTGAGCTTGGGATACTGTCAATCCTATAATTGAAGGTACTGCGACCATACCTTTAGAGGATGCAAACTTTCCACCTATGCCTATCATCTTGCCTCCTAGGCAGTAAGGTCGCCCATCAGCATCCAGACGTCTGCTTCTTTTTTGACCAGAATAGCCTGAGAGATCTGTGATGCTGTTTTCCTATTATTGTTCTTGCTTAAGATTGTAGTTGTATTAGTCTCTATAGGGGAGAAGACAATGCTTCCAGTTCCAGTTTGGATAAAAGCAAATTGAGTTCCTATAGGGTATGAAACGGAAGCGTTGGTAGGAATAGAAACTCCAACTTGGGAAGAAGATGTCATCATAAATGTCTTACCTCCGTCCCCCAACGTCAAGGAGTAGTTTGAGGTTTTTTCTACAAGGTTTGCGTTGTCTCCATAAACTCTCCAAGTACCGTTGTGGTAATACTGAATGTTGTTTACCTGTTTTCCTGAAGTATCGGTTCTTAAGAAAGCTACTACACCATTGACGGGTGTGGGGATAGCTATGTCTCTTTCTGCTGGTCCCGAGAAATTGTTAACTCCAGCTTTGGACCCAACAACTTGGTCAAAGGATACGGAATTAGAAAACCTGTGGCTTCCTGACCAGCTATAGTCTTCTGAAGTGTTTGCAGAGCCAGCTACGGGGAACCACGTATCAGTTCCTTCGTCATATACATATGCAACTTTTCCTGCTGAGCTAACTGTTGACATTATGCAACCTCCTTGGCAATAGCCTGAATTATATAGTTTCCGTCAAAAGTTATAGTCTCTGTAGTTGAGTTAAACATTACATAGGAAATAACTGAGCCTTCTACTTGTCCATGCGTGTCTACCAACACTACATGAGGAGGGGTAGCTCCTCCAGAAAAGTAAACTTTTCCAACAGGTGTGGGAGCAGCAAAGTTTCCGTTTAGGACACGAGCTATCTGGATGTCTCCTGCGGTTGTTGAAGTGGACTGAAAGCCAAAAGAAAACTGGACTTCTATTTTTGTCATTCCGTTTGTAACGGGTAGCGTTGCAGCAAAAGGCACTCCATCTGCACCTTCTATATACCCAAAAATTGTCGAGACTCCGAATCCTGTGGCAGTCGTTGCGTCTAGACCTATGACGTCAGTACCCAAGCCCGAAAGGCTTTTTTCTGTATAGGATCCTGGAGCAGTGGCTGAGCCACCTTGTGAAGATACGGGCACGAACTCTACTCCTGTGTAGATGCTTAGCTCTGCTGGGCTAAGAGATGAATCTGCCCATAGCATTCCTGCTATTAAGTTTTCTGTTGGCTCTACAGGGTCATAGATGGCTGATAGCTGGGTATTTGAGAAAACTGCTGCAGTGGAATTTGACTTTACGAATACGAACCCGTCTTCAGGGGTTGGGGGCAGTGTAGGCCCAAAGTCTGAACCTATCCCTCTGCTAGCTTGTACCTGGACTTGCGTCTTAAGATTTTTTAAGTGACCAGCCAGAGAGTTTTCCAAAATTTCTGAGTTTTGAGTTGGGGTTGTTAAAGTCCCATAGTGAAAATACTTTAGGGCCTCTTGAATGTTTGCATCTTCTGACAACTCTGGAATCTGAGTGTTGTAAAGCTCTCCAGTTTCTTCAACTGGGTCATAGTTAGAATTTATGTTTTCAGACATTAGGTTGCTCGGCCTCCAATAGTTATGAATGTGTGTACGTAGTATTCACCGTTAAGAGGCTGCCAGCCATTTGTTGGATGTAACTCTTGAGCTACCAGGGAAAGAGGCAAGTGACTACTACCTAATGGAACTGTAACTCCACTGAATTCATATGTGGCAGTAATGTCAGAAACCGTAAGGCCTGAGGCCACGGGGTTTGAACAAAGAATATTGTGCTGAATACTAAAGTCTAAGGCTTCAATGTCTCCAAGTATATCAATAGAAAAGAATGTCGCTAAGGGGAACAGAATTGTCGGAATCTGTATCCCATTAAGTTCGTAGACCGCTTGACCGCTTACAAAAGTTATTAGTGGGTTGTACAAGGCTGTATTAGGAACAATCCTAATCGTCCTTTGCCAGGAGGCTACTCCATTTACAGATGTATACTGATACAGGAAAAGGTATTCTGTGTCTGCTGGCTTTAGGTTTATGTAGAGATCATTAATGGCAGCAACAAACCCTAGCTCTGTGTTTGGGTCGTCTGGTTTCCCGTCTCCAGTAAAGATAAAGCTTCCCCGTTTTCCCTGTGTGCCAATGTCCACATTAACTGTCAAAGAGGATGGTCCTCCAAGTACTGTTAGGTCGTTGGTGGCAAGGACTACGTCGACCACTAGACTGCTCCTGTTACCTGGTCAGTTACTGAAAGTGTTCCTGTAAGAAGTGTGTAGGTAAAGTCGTAGTCCGATACTCCTACTTTTGAAATCTCTATGTCATACACGTACTGAGATAGGGCATTAAGGAGGTTACCAGAGCTGGGTAGGATTGCACATGAAATATAGGTTCTGTCTATTGAAATTTCTGCAAAAGCTTCAATTTGGCTAGCAGCTCCTGAAGAACCTCGGGAGGGAGCAATCGTAAACTTTGCCCCTGCAGCTAAGTCATAACCATCTAGTGGAAATACTGCTCCTGAAGAGTCTTTGGGGTATATTCTAAATTCAAAGGTGTCACCTTTGTAGTAAGCTATGTTATAGGTTCCTGGAAATGCCATAGCTATTATTATAGCATGTTAAGATACAAAAATAGTGACACTTTCAAGTGAGGCCATAGCGCTCATATCAGTTAGCATTTCTGGGATTGCTCCTGACACTCGATCAGACTCGTTTTCAATTACGAAGTCCTGAGTTACGTCAAAACTGTAAGTGTGAACATATTTTGTAGTGCCCACCAAGGTAAGGACTTGCTTCTTTGTTTGTGGGAAATAAGATCTCAATAGGATTTCGGTATTGGGGCTTAAGGTTGTGACTGAAAGCTTGTAGGTCACAGAAACTCTTGCCCCTATTTTTAAACCTTTGAAGTTAAGTCTTCTTGAGCCTGGAGAATAAAGTCCTGCAGAGCCTAGTGGCAAAAAGTTATTAAACTCTACGGTATTCGATGTTTTAAAGGATAAGTCTACCCAGCCGTCAGTCCCTCTTGTTGCTCCAGTAATAACCTCTTCTATTTTTTTAGGAGAATACCTAGCCCACCCTATACCCTGGCCCGAAGAGGGGAGATGACCAGGTGCATCTTTTCCTGGATTTCCTTCTTTGCCTTTAGGTCCAGTTTTTCCATCTTTTCCTGGAAGGCCTATGGGCCCTTGGCTTCCTATATTTCCTGTGTCACCTTTTGGACCTACTGGACCTGGAACGGGAAGGTAGGTGACAACAGAAGGCTCTAAGGTGTTAGCCTGAGCTACTTGATCGACATACCTTGTCTTTTTTGAGGAAGGAAAATCCATCTCTTTAGATATCATAGATATATTATCTCAGACTATTCAAGATATCCTTAGGGTGTTCTACTCTATAGCTGAAAGTCTTGAAGCTATTTGGTCTAAAGCTGTAGCAATTGTTGTAGGCTGAGGTTCCATCCAGTCTGAAGGCTCTGAAGGAACGTAGGGAGAGGCAACGGATCCGATTGGCCCCGTAAGGCCAACCTCTCCCTGAATACCTTGAGCTCCTGTTGCACCACGAGGTCCTAAGACTCCTGGAAACGGCACTATTTTAATTTTTGGCATTTATGCTTTCCTTTATATTAGGTCATATCTATATACTGTATACCTGGAGCAGCCGTAATGGCAATTACTCCTGGAGTCACACAGTCATACTCTAGGTCAGAGTAGGCAGCAACGTGTGATAGACCGCCGTAGACGGGGCTTGAGGCAGCTACACCAGCAACGTTTACGACGTTTAACTTGGCAGCACCCGATGGCCCTGCTACCGTAGATGTTGCTCCTACGGAACCTTGTAATCCCTGTTCACCCTGTACACCTTGTGGGCCCTTAACGGTACTGTCAGCGCCTCTAGGACCCTCGACGGTGCTATCTAATCCTGCTTCTCCCTGTGGTCCTTGTGGGCCTTGTTGTCCTGGCATAGGGACAATCTTGAATTTTGACATTACGAGAGGGGAATCTGGGGCAGAAGAGCCTGGAAGTGGAATAATCTTTATTTTTGCAACCATTAGAGAGCGCTTCCCGTCACATCTCCGATTACAGAGATTGTTCCTATGACAGGAGTCCAAACTGTAGTTTCGTCAATGGTTATCTGTAGGTCAAAAGGTAGCTCTGCAACAATCTTATTATAACCAGTTCCCCAGAGGGCTGTAACAGCTGCCGAGGCACTAATCTCTATAAATCCTTCTCCAGCAACGACGTCTAGCTCATCAATGGCGTCACCTTTGTAGTCATAAGCAGACGCTTGGTAGGTCCAGCCAGTCATGTCGTAAAAAGTTACTTCATCATTTTGATAAAACTCAATCCTCAGGGGAGAGGTATCTCCTCTAACAATGTTCCATTTAAGAATAGCAGGGTTAGCGCCAAGCATTTCAGGAGAGCAAAGTGAAGTCATAGTAGTTATATTATAACATGCTTAAATAAAAATCAAGAGGTAACGGTATTGAAAAAAATAATAGCTGATACCTAGAAGGGTGGGTATGAGAGACCTCCTAGATACCAGCTATTAAAGTATATCACATCAAGTAATAGAAGGCTTGTTATAAGTCTGTTATCTAATAGTTATAATATTGTTATCAAAATAAGTGTTGACAAGATCAAAATCTGTGCTACCATATATTTATTATTAATTAGGTTCTAATATAGCTAGTTAGGTTTTATTACTTATTAGGTTCTATATTATATAGTAGTTATATATAATTATCTAGTGTTCTTTTTTGTTTCCAATGTATTCGATCATTAATGTATATAAGTTATCTATTTTTTTATGCATTGCTTGTCGCTTATCATCTGCTTCATCCATTCTTTGTTCTAAACGGTTAACCTGGTCCTTTATTGATCCTCCGCCGTTTGGCTTAAGCTCGTGCTTAATTTCCTCTAGGTAGTGTTTAACCATCCATCTTATCGCAAGACCTAGCATCGAGATTGTAGTGCCTAATCCTACTGATATTGCTACTACATAGTTAAGGCTCTCGAGGTTTGTCATGATAGTAACAAGTATAAGGGGTTTTTTTTGGTATAATAGACTATGTTACATAGGGAAAAACACGGTAAACACAAGGGTCACTCGCTTGATATTTATCTCGATATACCCTTCCCCATTCATTCTGTTGGCGGACAGATAAGAGATTCGCATATCGTTGAGCATTCTAGAGCAACAATAGAATATTTTGTTAACAAGCAAGGATACCGATCTGAGGACTTTGACAATTTAGTTTCTAAGGATACAATTTACGTTGGTGGGTGTTCTGTTACTTTTGGATTGGGACTGGAAGAAAATGTTAGGTGGTCTACTCTGTTAAAGGATAAGCTGTCTGCAAAATATCTTGCTGATGTTTCCGCACCAGGAAATTCTTGTTCTAGAATCTTCCAAGATGTGTACAAATACATTAATCGTTACGGTAAACCTAAAATTGTTATGCTTTTGTTACCAAATGTAAGCAGGTATTATTCTATAGACATTGATAACGGTAGATTGACGACTGCTCCATACAGTTTAGAGGTATTTGTGCCCTCAACAGAACAGCCACTAGAGAACCAAGAAGAATTAGACATCGTAAACTCTGTTATTACGAACAAGAACTTAATGAGTGATTTTATGAACGAAGCCAAACAGCTTGAGATGTACCTCGAAGCCGTCGGTGTGCCACTAATGTATACTACTTGGGATCCAGGATTTGAACATGAGCTAAATAAAACCAAACGCTTAAACAGCTACTTTTCATACAGGAAAAAATACGGAGAGGCCTATTTTGGCGACAAGTTTGAGGACCCAGAGCCTGGGCAGGAAGAGTTCTGGCTATTTGCTGCAGATGGAGTAGGCGCCGATGCGCACCCTGGCATCTTAGATCATATGTCATACGCTGATGCTTTCCACCAAGAGGCGATAGCCAAGTTCGGCGATGAGTTCTTCGCTTAGGTACTCGGCGGTTTTGAGTCGGCGTTTAAGTTCGACGATATAGAGATCCTCAATCAGCATTTCCACCAACATATGTCTAATAAATATTAAAAAATATGGTAAAGACGAAAGCGGTGGGGTATCTGATGGTGTATAATATAACCATGGGTAAAGATGATGATGTATCATTTTCCGATCTATTTAATCCTAAGCAACCAAGAAGCGATAAGGACTTATACGATGAGAGAATGGCTATCTGTAAACTCTGTGAGCATTTTAACAGTAAAGCTCAGAAATGTAAAAAGTGTGGATGCTTTATGAGATTAAAAACAACACTATTAGCAGCTAAATGTCCAGTGGGAAAGTGGTAAGAGATGAATAGAGAAGCAGTTATAGACGAGATGTCTGATGCTATCAATAAGATGAATAAAGAAATAGCGTGGTCAAATGGTGTTCCAGCTGATCAGGTTGATGAGGTTATCTCCGCTATGCAGGGAGAGCTTAGACATGGTAATGGTTTGATCTATGATAAGCTCGTTGAGCTTGGTTTGATCAAAGAAGAGTGATTCCTTGTTCCGTCGAAAATACCATAGCTATCCTGATAACGAATTAGACAGTTATTACGTAGATAAAATAAAAAAGACTACCAAAGAGTTATGGATCATTCCTCCTACAGCAGCCTTAATTATTTTGTTATGTTTATATATCTATGAGTGGACTACTTAGTTCTTTCCACACTTACAGCTAGTGCACTTGCATTCAGGCTTTGACATGTATTCCCCCCTTCTTTACTATAAGGATAGCACTATATATTGTTTATACTTAGGATATCCTTACTAGATATTAATGTTATATCTACTATGGGATATTGTGTATGTTATAGATACCCTTTTGGATCAGAGATATGATGGATATTGGTATACGATGGATATTGGTATACCGCCTAAATCTGAAAAAATCTATTTTTAGCAATATCTGAATATTTTATAGTTATGTACGATACACGATCTGGGTGAATAAGCAACCATAATTAGTGAGCACACTGGTGCCACCTTATGAGAAAAGTTTTCCAAACATCGGCGTGTCGTCTTGACTTTTGAATGTCTATCCTGTATAGTGTAACTATACAAAGAAAGATAAAGGATAAAGAAATGAAGAAGATTTTTGTTAGCAAAGATAACGACCCAATGATTAGCTTTAGCGCAAGAGCGGATAATGTTGATAACGCTATCGCTAAGCTTGAGGGGATGGGCTACACCATCCTAATGGTAACTAGCAATGAGTCCATCTAAAATGTCAGACCCCTATGGTAAGGTATAACTATGAAGAAATCAAGAATGAATAAAGAAGAAAAAATGTTTTACTCAACAGTCCTAGCAGGAATCAAGTCTGGCAATAAGCCAGTAGGTGCAGCTTGGCTTAGGTGGATAGACTTGCAGCTTAGCAAGACATTCTAAACTGTCTGACCCTAGTGTTAGTATCATAGTATAAACAGTAAAGGATAATAATGAATAGATTCAAAGAATTAGATACCCTCTCACTTTCAGACATAGAGGTTGAAATTGAGACAATGCTGTCAATTGTCAATGATGACCCTAGCGATAGTGAAATCAAATACATTAGCGGTCTAATGGTAATGGCTAACGCCCTAGGTTCAACGAGAGGTTGGTAACATAATGATAACGCTTACTTTTGACACTTGGGAAGAGTATGACAATGCTATTGCTGGAATTGCTAGTGTTGTAACCGAAATGAATACCCCAGAACAATAGGGGTATTTTTTTCTATTCTTCGGCGTGTCGTGTTGATAATGTCTCACCTATGCACTAAGCTATAGATATACAAACAAAGGATAAAGAAATGACAAAGTCAAAAAGAATTAGCGTATACGCAATTTGCCTAGCAGGTACAGCTTACCTAGCCTACCTATTGCTTAGGGTTGCATCACTAGGCTATACCTGGAACTGGATCTGGAACGAAGACTTTGCCAGCCGTCTAGGTAGCCTATAACCGTTACCGTTTTGTTATAAAGAACTTTCGCCAAACACGGCGTGTCGTCTTGACTTTTGGGGGTGTAGGGTATAGACTAATAGTATAAATAAAGATAAAGAATAAATAGAAAGGATGTAAAAAATGATTGATTTCAAATTTTGCGAAATATGTTCAAACACTGTTCCAACTGTAGAGGTTGAAGGTGAAACGGCTTGCGTAAATTGCTACGAAGCCTATGGCGAGATAAACTAAATAGTTTATTTCTCCACGGCGTGTCGCTTGACATTTGCCGATTTTTTTTCGAGCGCCCACTATAGATTTATTTCCCAAATAAGCTTAAGAATGTATTTAAGATCTCCCAAATTAAGATGGGAAAAGTTTATTCCCAAAACTAATAGATGTTACCTAAACGTTACATAAACGTTACCTAACTGTTACCTAATAGACTTGCTATTGGGTCAGATGTGTGATAGGTTATACCTATAACGCAAAGGATGATCAATGACAAAAATGTATCGCAAGACCACCTGCAACGGCTGTGGATTTACTCAGGAACTAAGCACCACCTACTATCTTGACGCTAAGGCGTGGAAGACTAGCCACACACTATCCGTTCACAACAAGCTTTGGGAACATAACAACGATTTGGCTAGGGAAGAAGAAATTGACTATCTTCTTTCTGGCAGAGCAACCTAAAATGTCAGACCCCTGTGCTAAGATAAACCTGTAACGAAAAGGATGATAAATGAACTGTGGATTTTGTAAGTTTGCCAAGGCAACCGAAGCTGTATTGCTAATAGACGACACAGTGAACGCCCTGTGCCCAAAGTGTGCCTTTAGCGTTGAAGAATTTACTGTGAACGTGGGCTGTCTATAATGTCAGTACCCCGTGCTAAGCTAAGCTTATAACAACGAAAGGATAAGTAATGAATGAAATGAAATTGTGCGTGTATTGCCTAGACACAGTAGAGTTCTATGTGTGTTCTGGCTGCAACGAGTATGACGGAGTAATGCTAGTGTTAGACGCTGTAGACTATCTAGGTGAAGACTTTCCCGTAGAGCTTAGAGAGCTTGGTTATGCCTGAGCGCCTAAGCACAGAAACCCTTGAGGAGCTAATCTTCAAGATAGAGCTAATGTTGTCTGATACCCCTGATAAACTATTCACAACGAAAGAAGGTAACTAATGATTTTTTACAATGGTTTCAACTTGCTAGTAGACTTAGTCCTAGTGTCTGTGGCAGTCCTTGTCACTCTTGGCTATGCTAAGCGTAAGTATTTCTCAACTAAGCGTTCAAGTTTTATTCCTCCTAATTAGGGGAATAATTGGGTGAGGTCCTGAAACGATCTAACCAAGCCACCCAGAAGAAGTAGTGCCCAGGGAGTTTCTAATCCTTTCACCTTGGGTGCTATTTTTTTCTGCCCGAGCGTTTATAACGATTAGACAACTAATTAAGATGAGTTAATTAAGATAGGCAAAATTCCTTCCCAAAATGTCTGACCCCTGTGTTATAGTTTCACTATGAGCAAATTAGGAAGATACAACGAGGCAAGGCGCAAGGTTGAAAGCCAAGCGTTATTTTACAACATACTGAAGAACCCTCACCTAGTAGCGCAAGTTGATAAGTATAAGGGTTCAAGGCAGTCTAACAACTATAAAGCTATCAAAGAAAGTAGGAGTGATGACTGAATACAAGAGGGTATTGGTTGAATGGAAAGATACTCCAGGAGAGGGTTCCATAGCTACCGTCGCTATTGATGCCGAGTGGACTGAGGGTGAGGATGATGACGGTATCTTCTTTTATTTTAGTAATCAAAATGAGTTTGAACACGCTCTCGCAGGTGGCGATGAGTATGACTTTACCCTAGAGGAGATAAAATGAGAGAAGAATTTTGGGAAATGTCACTTCCAATGAGTGAAGTGAAAGAAATGGATCTAGAACAGCGTGATGCGTTGATGGCGGATCTTCAGAAACTTGATGATGCTTTTGATAGGGTGCTCTTGAAATATGACCTAGAGTTCTAGGTAAAATGTCTGACCCCTGATGTAAGCTTATCTTATAACCGAAAGGATACAAAATGGCAAAATACGATGTAGTAGTTCAACTAACAGGTCGTGATGGAAACGCTTTTGCGGTAATGGGAGCGGTAAAGTCTGCACTAAAAAAGTCTGGAGCAACCGCTTCAGAAATTAGCGAGTATCTTTCTGCCAGTATGTCGGGAGACTACGACAACCTTTTGAGGGTTGCTATGGAATACGTGGAGGTAAAATAATGGGAATGTTGACAGCTATAGAATTGCAAGAACAGGGCATGAGCCTAGAGAATCAGATAGCTATTCACTTTAGTAGTAATTGCTATCCCCCAATTCCGCATCAAATGATACCTACGGCAATAACAGCTATTGACGCTTATTGGGAAGATGAATTAGATAAACTAATACCGTTGCCGCAAGGTGTAAGCTTTAGGGGCAATACCGAGGTGTCTGCCAGGAACGTAATCAATTCATACTACTTAGGCGCATGGTGTTCGGAAGATAGTTGACAAACAGCTGAAAACATGCTAAGCTATAATCTATAACCCCTACAGAGAGACTTACCCCAAATGCTAGAAACTTACATTGAGAAATACTCCAAGCTTGTATCCCAAGCAACCCTAGGCCAAGTTGAGCAGGCAGCAATTTGGTACATGGACGCTGAGCGCATTGCTGAAAAAGTGGCAATAAACTTAGGGACCACCTTAGAGATAGGGGCCAGTGTTGTAAGTTCATTCTCACCTCGTGAGCGTTGGACCATGAACATCGCTAGGGCCATAGCATTCTCACTAGGGCAAGAAGTACGCTGCCTAAAGAATAACATCCGCATGGCAGAGAAATCACTCACTGACGGGTTCAGTGCCCTAAAAGGCCTAAAGACTAATGCATTCGCCAAGGCTATTGCAGGTGACCAAGAGCAAGTTGTGATAGACGTCTGGATGATGAAAGCCGTTGACCATGTCAAGTCCTCACCTAGCCAAAGTGACTATCATGCACTTAGCCAAGCCGTAAAGGCAGTTGCCAAAATCCATGGCCTAACACCTAGAACAACCCAAGCAATTATCTGGATAGTAAAGAGAGGTTCACATGAATAAGGTAACTCCAATTAGGACAGAGAGTCAACACCCAGCATTGCTAAGCATGCGCAATAAGATAGTTAGCCTAGAGGAAAGCATCGTTGATATGCAACGTCAACTAGACTTCATGAGAATAGAAATCACTAAGCTTCAGTAGGGGTACTGACGTCCTGGCCATGACGAGAAACTGGCTGTTTTTTTTCTTCTGTGGCCGAGCGCACAGATCCTATAAAGTCAATTAAGATACCTACAAAAAATCTCGTAAATCTTTGTAGGTTTAAGAGTTGCAATTCCTATCCCACTCAGGTATAGTTATAGTAGTTGGAAAAGAGAAGACAAAACCTAGAAGTTGTTATCCTTTTGTTACCTAATAGGCTTGACTTTCACTCTCCTTTCAGCTACAATAGAACTATCAACAAGTCGTTGGTAACTAATCAAGATAGTCCCTCTGGGGCAAGAACGGAAGCAATTATGTCAAATGCAACTCTAACTGTTGGCTCACAGTTCACCACAGCTAAGTCAGGCGTTACTGGAGTAATTCAGGAAGTTATTCAGAACAAGAACGGCACAAGTCGTGTTCGTCTAGATGTATCTGGACAGCCTCGCTGGACTACTGTAAAGTAGTATAGTCTTTAGGGGGAGTAGAGTTTCTAATCCTTTCACTATTCCCCCTAAAATGTCCTACCCCTATTGTATAATTACTAAGTAAGCAAATAACCCCTAACGAAAGTAGAACCCTGTAATGGCTAGAAGTATTTCCGTAAAGATTCCAACAGCTCTCCTAATCGCAGAAATTGAAGCAAAGATTGCAAGCATTGACGCATCAGTTGAAAGCTATGAAGATGACTTGGCAAAGTATGAGGTGGACAAAGAGCAGTATCGCAAAGACCTAGCTGTGGCAATTAGCAAAGTTATGTTGAATAGCGATACCATTGGTTATGAGTATGACGCTCCAATTCGTGTTGTTACCTATGGAGATAATCGTATTCAGATTGAGTTCAAGACAAGTGCGGTAGCTGGATTGCCTGAGATGCCGAAGCAGCCAGAAGAACCAAACCGCAGAACTTGGTATGGTCGTGACCACTACTCTCCAAAAGAAATGCTCCAGAAAAACCTCAAGGTATTGCGTATGACCACCCAAGAGGAAGTATCTGGCTCAACCTATGGGGCGTTGATAGAGTTCCTATAAACCTGCAAAGGTTTAGGGAAAATGACCTGAGCAAGTCTAGGTAAACTGCTCACCCCAAAGTGTCTGACCCCAATGCTAGTCTGTATGTATAACCAAGGAAGTAGGTATCCCAAATGGGAACACGCAACATAACTAAGGTAATCAAAGATGGCAACACAGTAGTTTCTCAGTATGGACAATGGGATGGCTACCCTGCTGGACAGGGCGTTACCGCTCTAAACTTTATCCGTAACCCTGAGATGATTGAACTACTAACCCATAACATTGACAACCTATACACGATGAGTGATACAGTCTGGGAGTTAGAAATTGCTAGGATTGAGAAAGCAAATCTTGACGATAAGGAGTTTGAAAAGCTCTGGCCTACTATGTCAAGAAACACTTGCGCTGACATTCTAGAAGTGATTGCTACTAGTGATGGAATGTTGCCTATTGTTCTAGACTTAGAGTTTGAGTTTGATGAGCTAATGTGTGAAGGTATCTATACCCTCAATTTAGATAACAGAACCTTTGTTTCTACCTATGAAGGAATTACCCTCGTTCTCACCTTTGATGAGATACAGGCAGGACTAACCAACGATGACTATGTTTGGGCGTTCACTTTAGAAAAAGCATAACCAACACGCTGATCCCCTGGGTTGACACCTGGGGGTTCGCTGTGCTCGAGCGTTTCGTTATCTAACTGTTACATAAAACCCTTTAAGAAGGTGCATTAAGACCTTGATAATGTCTGACCCCTAGTGTATAGTTATACTATCAACCAAAGAAAGAGAGACCCCTTATGTCGCACGAAATTGAAACAGTAAATGGCCAGTCCGCATTCGCATCCCTACGTCAGCCTGCTTGGCATGGATTGGGAACCGTATTTGATGAGGAAGTCACAACGAAGGAAATGCTAGACCTAGCACACCTTTCAGATTGGAACGTACGTCTAGAAGATGTTGCAATTCCTGAAGGCTTTGCAAGTGACAAGAGCTTTTCTTTTGTTACACGCACTAACCCTTTTGACAAAGAGCAGAACGATGTTCTAGGCGTGGTTGGTGAGCGTTATGTTCCATTGCAGAACGAAGATTTGTTTGACTTTGGAGACCTAATGCTAGATGGTGGTGGACGTTGGGAGACAGCAGGGTCCATCAAAGGTGGCCGACAGGTATTTGGTTCCCTAGCCCTAGAACGTCAGACAGTGCTAGACCCTAATGGTGTAGGCGATAAAGTCAACACGTATTTACTAATCAACACTAGCCACGATGGTTCAGTTGCCATCCAAGCTTCTATTACTCCAGTACGTGTTGTATGTTCCAATACCTTGAACGTTGCCCTAAAGGGTAAGGCTAAGCAGTCATTCAAGATTAGACACACAGCAACCGCTTCTGGCAAGGTTCAGCAAGCCAGAGAGGCTCTTGGCCTAGCTAACAAATACATGGATGAATTTGACATCATGGCTAAGCAGATGATTGAGCAGACTATCTCTAAGGATAAGTTTGACAAGATTGTTGCTCTAGCATACCCAGCCCCAGTTGGCGAGGACAAGAAGGGTTCATTCAAGAAGTATGGAAATAAGGTTGACCTTATCCAAGCGATTTATGTGGGTGACTATAACAACACTATTTCAGGAACCGCTTGGGGTGCTTTCAATGCTATGACAGAACGTTTGGATTGGTATCGCACAGCTCGTGGTGGTTCCAATGAGTCTATCTTGGCTTCCGCTTCTGGCTTTGACCCAATGATAAATGCAGAGAAAAACCGTTTGCTTCAGTTGGTTTTGGCAAACGCCTAATTTCACGACACGCCTGCCCTCAGTTTGACACTGGGGGTAGAGTGTGGTCGATCGCCAGGACATTCTAAAATATACCTACTAGCATAAATAACCTATTAAGATAGCTAGAAAAAACTCCCAAAAGTAGCTTGCATAATGTCTCACCCCAATGGTAGTATTGATTTATCAAAGAAAGAGAGACCCCCTAATGACCTATGCACTCAGACCAGAATCATACATCTCAGAAGATGGGAACTATGGTAGTGGTATGCTACTTACTTTTAAATATCACCAGCTAACAGAAGACCAGTGGGGAGTTGTTGAGACCCTAGCTGACAGAGACAAAATGTCATACGCCGTTGCTATACTAAAGGGACACGAAGACCTATCAGAATGGGAAGACTAATGGCTGAAGTAACTATGGGCAGCACCTGGACTAATTTCTTTAGTATGCCAGTTATAACTAATAACGATACCCTGGAGGATGAAGATGAATCTTGAATACTGGCAAGGGGTGTATGATACCTGTGAGTATCTTAGAGATGAATTGGGCCTTGAGGGTATGATGGATACTCATATGGCTGTTCAGGCTATTGAGGAGCTAGGGCTATGAGTAAGCACTTTAGGTGTGACACAAGGATAAGCTTTGAAGATGTATCAGAGGGTTACTATGCCCAATGCCCAAGTTGCGATGAAGACCTATTTAGTTTTGAGGTGGTATAAATGAGTAAGGTTATAAGAGCTAGTATTGCTTTTGAATACTTTGTGGATGAGGATGAGGTTCTTAGCGAGCTCACTCCAGAGGACCAGATAGACTACGTCAGGGAGAACACCGTGGAAGACATAATGGCTATGGGCCTTGGTAATTCTTTTAACTTACTGAACGCTATCAACATTGAAGTAATAAATGTCTGACCCCAATGCTATAGTGTAACTATCAAACAAAAGGAGAGATGTGCCTAGATACAATGTTGAAATGAGAATTGACTTCTCTGGAGTTGTTGAAGCAGATTCTCAAGATGAGGCAGAACAGCTTGCTTGGACTTCTTGGGGAGACACACTAGACAATGACATAACCTATGATGGTGTTCATGACATTAGTGTTGATGAGATAGAAGAAGAAGATGAGGATGAAGAAGATGAGTAATTGGCAACCAATTCCAGGAGGACCATGGGAGACTATCTTCCGCTTACCACCCATTGAAACTATGAAAACAACAAAGCCATGTCCCAACCACGAAGGTGCCTTTGATTGCACACCATTCTGTAACAAGTGTGAAGGAGAGCAAGAGTATAATGTCTGAGGGTAATGATAAGCTAGAGCTAACAGACGAAGAACTACTACACTTAGGGAGAAGCTAATGTCAGAAACAGGATACTTTTTTAGTAAGGAACAGGCTGCTATGATTGCAGAGCTAATTGCTCAGAAGGTAGAGGAAGACCATTCCAAATACCACTGTCTAGTAGAAGCGTATGACAAGCTAACTAGAGGTTGGACTTGGAAATCAGATGACCACGAAGCAAGAAAGCTAGAGGATGCAAAATGAGTGCTTGGACAGACGGTAGCATAATCAACGAAGATGTGTTGAATAGCCTAACCAAAGAGCAACTAGATGAACTAGCAGAGATGCTCAAAGACGTATAACCCAAGATGAAAATTCGCAAAAGACAAAGTAGGGAGACTACATTGACGTTCATGACTAAAGAGTTCACTAAGCTTGACCAGTTCCTAGACTACATGGTTATTCATCTCTATACTCTCTATGATGAGGTAGACCAGATAACTTGGGAAGACATTGAGTTTGAATACCTGAGTGGTAGCATTGACACTACCCAACACTACCTTGCAAAATGTGGTAAGGAGTACATGGCCCTCAACCAATACCAAGAAATCTTGGAGGAACAGAAATGGAAGAAGTCATAGAGACTTTGGATAACCAACAGAATGAGACACACAATTAGCAAGCAAGCAGCACTTAGGAAAGCACAGCAGACAGGATTTACCATACGGTTTGATTCAGACGGAATGATTATCTTGTTTCCTCCAAAGGGTCACACCTTTGACGGACAGCACTCCTCGTGCTTTTTTGCTGGAGGCCCAGACGGACACCCAATGGCGGAAATTTGGAAATCCTTTATCGGAGATATGTTTATAACTCCGCAGGTTTGCGACGAGGCCACAGGCTTCGGCAACGACCTTTCCTGCAACTGCTAACGACCAACAGAAGGAGACACACAATGGAAGATGAATACGTCGTAGAGCTATTTGAGATGGCTGAGAAGGGTGAGATCTCTTACCAAGAGCTGAACATGGAATTGGAGACAGGTGGCTTTGACGGCGATCTCATTGATTTCCTCTAGTAGGACCCTTCGGGGCTCGAGCGCATCTATATATAGACCGTCAAACATAGATATATCTTTAAGATGATGCTATTTCTTTCCCAGAAGTACTTGACAAATAGGTGTTTGTCTGTCATACTTTATACATAACCCCAATAGATAGGAAACCCCTTGCACGTACTTCAAAACATAGCCATTCAGGCAGACGACTCCGTACATGCTTTTCGTTCCGTACAAGAGGGACTAGAAGCAAAACTAGGAAATGACCCCTACTCCGATAGCAATACATGGTTTGATTGGTTTGTTACTGGTGGTGGACGGTTCTCTAGTAGTGAGGACCCTTACAACGATAGTTACATGGATGATGTTGTAATTCAAGATACCCCAGAGTTTGTGGAGAGGCTGACTCAGTCTATGACTAATCGCAGTACAGAGATGTCTGAGTATCTAGTTAGTGCAGAGAAGATTGACTACAAGGCTCTGTTGGCCTCTTTGAAGCATTCAAGCTCTGGTGACCCTGACTACAAGATAATGTCTGACCTCTACTCTATCAAGAAGCTCTATGACATGGCTGGTGGTCTTTGGGACTTCAACTCATACTTCTATGACATGCATAACGATAGCACAAGTATGCAGTACATGCAGAAAAGTATTGACAATGGCGACAAAACGTGGTACATTGTACCTGTAGACTTCCATTTCTAAAGGAGACCCCATGACTAATTTTGTAGAGATAACCTATTCAGAGTGGGAAGAGAAGTTCAAGCCTACGACTAATCATATTGCTAGGTATCCAGACGGAATAAACTTCGAGACCTATGGTGCTGAAGTGGAGTTTGTTCAATCAAAGATTGATGAGCGTTTGGTCTGGACTTGGTTGGACGCTGACATGTGTTCCGTCATTGCTAACGGTTACCACTATGTCAACAGGCTAAACTATTTTGTTTGTGAGGTTCCTTATGAGGAAGACACTGACTATCAGATTATTACTAGCACTGAGACAGAATGTGTGTGCTATGATGAGGAGACTGGGGATGGCAAAGAGGACTGCGATTCCTGTGAGGGCTACGGATTGGTGACGGTATACAATGACTAGTATGACATTCAGTGAATGGGCAACAGAGTTTGCTCCTATAGCTAATAGGTTTGATAGTGATACATACATGTTTGATACTGAAGGTGAACAGCTGGACTATGTACAGTCTCAAGACAGAGACGTCGTATGGTCTTACGTGTATGCTGACCTAGCTACCGTGATTACTAACGGGTACGCTAGTGCCAATGTTATTGGTTACTACATAACTCAGTTCCCTTACAAGAACGAAGACTTTTACATGGTTGACTATCAGGAAGAGGAAGAAGACTAATGCAGACCAATGAGTATGATCTAAATATCTATGTAGCAGATGGCCGTTTAAAGCTATTGTGTTATGAGATGGGTGTGGATGAATACAACAACTTTGTTAGTACTAATACACTGAAGACACCTCATAAGCTGGAGATAGAAATTGAGACCTCTGACCCTATGCATGTTAGTATAGTTCAACATGCCTTAGGTACAGATGCTTATTGGGATGTCCCTCATGACTGGATTAACGAGAACAAGTCCTGGTCCACATACTGGGAAGATCACGACGACTGGACGGGATCCGCAGAGCTTGCAAAAGGAGCACCTGCATTGTTGGCATCCTGGATAGAGAGCTTACCCATGTACGAGAGTCCGCTAACACAAGAAGCAGGCATGCTGTAATTAAATAAAGATTGATATGGGTTGTAGCGAAAGTTCCTCATATCAGTATGGAGGCTAAGGGGTTGGCTATCCATACACGAGGGTGTTGAGAAGATTCCTACTTTTCTACTTGACACCCTCACACATTTTTGATACAATGGACAATAGGAGTCTAAATGGGAAAGAAACACGAATTAGCCGTAGAAGCAAAAGTAGCTAAAAGCATAGGAGCGTTGGTGAATGATGTCACATTAGATTTAGATGAGGTTGGAAAGTATCTGGCACACATACAGCCAAGAACAAGTTACAATAGGGTATTGCTTGTCGCAGAAGCGGCAGTGGAAGAAGTGGAGAAATTACTTGGAAGAGAATAGCGGTAACAGAACAACCATAGAAAAGAAAGCAGAGATACTAGCTGACCTATGGATGAACTACAGGGGAGATGATGAGTTTCAAGACTTCATTAGCTACAACGATTTAGGCTTGCCTCTTGCTTATCTAATTACTCAGGACTTAGTCAAGCCACAGAAAGTAGGCATAACCCTATTGGAAGAAACCTTTGACCTACTATTGGCTTCAATGGAGCTACCAGAAGATGAGGGCTTTGACTCTCTAGATGACTTATTCTCAATTTGACAAAGGACCCCTTTGGGGGTCGAGCACACTCTATCCTAAATGTCAAGTATATGTTTGTAAATAATACATTAAGATGATCGATATTTTTTTCCAGAAGTTTTGGGGTATTTAAACATGATCATCATATACACATAGGTAGTATAATAGATATATGACACGATATCACTTTTTCAATGCTATGTATCCTATGGAGGCTAAGAAGATATCAGAAGGTTACTCTACTATAGGTAAAGCTATATGGAGTACGTTTGCTACTATAACTATGTTAGATAAGTTATTTGTATTTACCCCGAAAGAATTGATCCTGGATCCAGACGAAGTCTCTGGCGAATAGCCAGGGTATAAATAGATCACCCCCCTCCTCTCCTTTTGATCCCATATCCCCCTAGTAGAAACATACATACATTTCTGATATGGTTTTGATATAAATCATTACGATAGGGGATATTATTTCCAGAAATTCATAGCTTTTATATATGTTTATATACTTTTATACAGGGATATATAGATAGATATCTATGCTCATATGAGGTTATCAGGGATAGGAGATACCTGGTAGGGTTAGATATGGAGATATGTATTATACACCTATATGGTAGATATGTCAAGTAATGTAGGGGAAAAGTTATTACGTTTTCATAACAATGTGGCCCATTACCCATACACTATATCTATACATATCTATCCACTATCCAACTATCTATTCAGTAAGATATAAACACACTATCAACTATATGTCACATAGGTCTAATTAGCTATATATGGCTATATGGGAGGGTATAAAGTTCTCCTGATATCTCAGATAGGTAGTTATGGGAGAAAGGCTTCTAGAGCTTCTAAGACTTAATTCTATAAACTCTTATAGTATTTGATCATATGTCTGATAACGTAGTTAACCAGAAAGCCTACTATAATAATATTAAGAATCACTTCATGTTCTTTCTACTAGGTATGTTTATACTAGGGATAATGTTTGTTCTATTTCTTGATACCGCTCAAGATCACAGATACCCTGGTACTTGATACCGTGATATTTATCATAGGTAGCTTCTACTGATCTGATAGTACTATCCTTAGTCTTCCCATTGACGAATACAGTTACTTTATGATCTTCACAATGTATCTGTCCGCTAAAACCTGATAGGGTTTCCTCTATAGTTGTCTTATTCACCATTAGCCTTATCTCTAAAATGTTCTGGGGGATGTGTTTCTATTTCTATATCTTCCAAGATAGCTATTATCCTTATCTTATTGTTTATGTCTACTAATCGTAATGATCCACATTTACAGGTGCTTGGAGCTACCAGCGGTAGCCTATCTTTGCACCATTTGCATAATACCATAGTTATATTATACCAGGTATCGGGAGGATATCAAGTCGGAAGACTTGGAGTGATCTCCTATTTACCGCCGAACTTTAATCTCTATTTTTTCGGCGAACTCCAGCGCCGATGACAAAGGCTGAGCCAATGATAACTAAGTTCTTTACGATGTACTGTCCCTCAAGAGTTAGTCCAAAGGGGATAACCGTAAAGCAGATCTCAGGTAAGAGGATTAGTGGTAGGAAGGTTCCTGGCATCTGGAACGCTAGGAGGATAAGTCCTATCCTGTTTAAAGATGGTATTAAGAAGGCAATGCCGATAGCCACTTCCCATAGACCCAAGAGGGGAACAATGATCTCTGGTGTTAGCCAATAGATTGTTGCTGCTACAAGATCGTATGCAGGGGATAGCTCTCCTATAGTCTTTAGTGCTCCAAACCAGATGAAGATAATACCAATAGAGAATCTTAGAAAGGGGACTCCATACTTACCCGAAAAGTTAATCATTACCAGATCAAACATGTCCGTGTATCTGGAGATACTATCTATAATTGCTGACTTATTCATTGTGTCTTCTTACCTATCTATTGTTATTATTTTACTTGGAGTGACAGGTGCATGAGCATATTACTCCATTGGATATCTCTTGTTGACATAGGCTGTGCTGATTAGTCATACACCAACCAAACCTACCTTCGGTCCTACGCCCCATTACGAAGCATCTTCATTATTAGGATAGCATCTAGGCAAATTGCGTGTTGGCATTTGTGTATGCATATCCTCTCTTGTATGAGATCAATTATCTTCTTACGCTCTGCTTGGCTACCGTCTCGGAATCCTAACTTATAAGTATTGCCACCCATTAGATCAACCCTGAGTCACTGTCTTCCACTATAATGGACGACTTTCCACTTTTGTGGACTGCCTCCTCTATAGATACTATCTTAGTCGAAATTATCCAACCGTCCTTACCGCTTATGTACATGCGCTTCCCAACTTGAAGTGGAAGCATCCTGCCAGAATCCTGGTCCTTGTACGGCTGTGGAATCTCAGAGGTAGGGCTTCCCTCCTCATAATCAAAACAATACTTGTACCAATACTTAAATTCGAACTGGCCATTGCGTATGCAATAACCGCTAGTTAGGTCATAGACAGTCCCAGACTCAGTTGTAATTATCATTTGGTATTCCTGTCACAGAAGAGCACAAATACCCTCTTGCCAATAATGATGTCCAGAGTTGGTTGGGTCTTAATGTCATACAGGTTGATGCCGAACACATACTCAGCCCCTATCGTGCCAGAGTGCTTGTAGCTTCTAAACTTAATCATCGCATTGCACCTTTCAAAAATTCGAAACAATAAATATGCATCAGTGAGTCCCAGCCAGCATCGTGCTGATTCTCCATGCCGATCTTTTCAATGGCATAAGCCTTGGCTCTTTTCTTCCAAGTTGCGGATTTTACGGGCATCCCGTTCTCCTCTTTATAGTCCAGAGCGAAGCAGAGTGCGTTCAGGTCAACAGTTCTTCTTGAGAAGAGCGAATAGCTTTTAGGTAGAGAGTCCTTCACAAAGGGCATGTCAAATGCGCCAACGTTAAACCCGACAGGGATAGTTTTACCCCTGCTGTTAGTATCGACTCCTACTGCAATCAACCAATCGTAAACTTGGCTGTCAACCTCATCTGGCAAAGGCGCACTTTGTAGAGACTCTAGTGTGATGCCGTGAACCTCAAAAGCACGTTCTGACCACTGGCACTCACCTGGATTCATATTCATGGAGATTTGATACCCGTCCTCGGTGGATAGGCCAATCTGAATAAGCTTGCCACCTTCAGCTAGCTCACTGGAGGACATCTCTCCGTCTAGTCCTATAAATAGGAAACTCATCTCTCTCCTTTTAGTCTTCCTGGTCTCTCATGATTGTAGCTTCTAGCTCTTCCGCTAAGTATGGGTAGGCTAGGGCTTCCATGATTGACCTGTTGGCTGCCTCCGATTTAAGGGCTTCGATGATCCTTTGTCGCTCAGCTTTCATGCCTGCCAATACGCCTACCTGGAAGCCCTCTTCCCAATTCATCATAGCTCACCTATGTCAAGATACTGAACAGTTGAGTCTTGGGTATCCTCTGCTACCAACTTGTTGACCTCAGATGTATTGCCTAGGTCCTTTCTTAAAGCCCGTATGATTCTTAGTCTTTCGTCTAAGACTCCAGCTTCGTAAGCTTTCTTTAAGTCATGAGCATCAAAGTGAGACATCTCAGCCTCCTGACATCATTACAAATAGAATGAGTGCTGGTAGCCATACCACACAGGATATTAGCAAGAATCCAACACCCTTGTTGGCCGTGTTCTCTGCCTTGTGGAATTCCCACTCCTGGGACTGTAGCGTTCTTTTACTTTTCATATCTATATTATAGCAAAAGTGCTATACTATGTCAATGAACAATAACTTTAGATACCTGCTATCTCCTGACAACATATACAAAGTGACTATAGAGGATTATGATGGCTTACCATTTACCATTGAAGTATCTGGACAAGAGATCTTGGATCAAATTAGAAGGACTTACCTTTTAGATAAAGCTCTTGACAATCCCCAGGACTAGTGGTAAAATATCTACTATGGATGAAATTAATAATACAGAATCAGAGAAACTGAAGGTTACTGAGGCTGCTATCGAAGACTTGCAAAAGTTCTTAGCTACTGCTGGACGTAACACTACCCAAGAAACCTTGGAAGCTTGGCAGGCTGGGTACATATCTGGAGTAAACCGAACGATGGGAATTGACCTTGGATAAGGAATCAAGCAAGGCAGACCTAGTTAAGGCTGTTAACGAAGATGTTAACCTTTACTTATCTTCTGGGGAACGTGAAAACATTACCGAAGAGGAAATGGTTGCATGGCGTTCAGGATACATCTCTGGCTATACCAGAGCAAATGCGAACAAGGAGTAGATTGAACTTTCAAGCAGAGTCTAAACGAGCTGGAGATGAATTTGAAGCGATTGTTGAGCAGCACCTATCAAAGACCTCTAAGATTACAGCCAGAAACTATGAAATCCCTGAAACGGGAGTTGAAGTTGATTTTGTTGCGGATAACAAGGTACGCACTGAGTTTGTTGAGGCTAAGGGTGGTAGGTCTGGTGGCAAGAAAAGACCAGGAGCGGAAAGAACCGATAACGTAAAGAAGGCTGTAGCCAATGGAGCAATACTAAAGGCTGTTGATCCTAATACTTATTACGTTGTGTATTTTTCTGCACCTCCAAAGACTGGCAGCTATGCAGATAATATGATAAAGATAGCACTGTCTGCTAAATACATAGACGAAATCCGTTATCTATAATTAGATACGGTAAGGATCCCCACAGCTATAACAATAGTGTGTGGGGTTTTCTTTGTCCATCTTTGTTCCTCCAAGAGCGATGATGTCTTGCTGAGCCATCTCAACCATGTGAGTGGTAGGGAATCCATAGATTACTGGAGCCATATCTTTTGAACAGACAGGGCATGGGTGAGTGTTGTAGTTCATAAGATTAATTATAACACGATTATAATGAGATATGCTCTCAATTCATCACTTTTACAAAAAATGTTTAATAAAACTTTAAGGCATTGATCACCAGGAACTGATGGTTACGATGGGCACTCATCGCTGTGCCACTTAACTTCGTAGTCAGGGTTATCAGTAACCCAGAATAGCATAGAGTACCTCTCCTGACTTATGGCCTTTACCTCATGGTCTAGGTTTTCCCCCTGTGATGGGAAGCTAACCATTGAGCCAGCAGGTGGCTTAATCCCAAACCCTAAGCTTACAAACTCCAACTCTCCATCTGTTGGGTTTGCATTAAGATAGCAGATCACACTGTACTTAAACTGTGGGTTCATTCCAGAGTGAGAGTCATGATGAGGTCCTACAAAGCCACCAGCGTCTTGCTTAGCTAGCCAGAAGGAGTTGATGAAGAGATCTGAGTCATCGTTGTACAGCTTTTTAAGATGCTCAGTTACCTTCTTGAAGTATGGTCTACATGTTTTTTCGATATCCTCTACCCCACGTATGTCGTGAGGAGACGTATCCCAGAATATTTGATCTTTACCAAATCTAATGGCATGCCTGTCTGGATTGTTTTGGAATTCATAGATTAAGAAGTTATCTATATTATTATCTATCCAGGCACTGATCTCCATGGAGTCCTCGTATGATACGAAGGCCAGGGTGTTAACTATTCCATTACCGTAATCTTTAATCATGTAACAATTATACCATGTCAAGTATTCTGTTATAATAAAGTCATGGAATTAAAGAAAGAAATTATAACTTTATTCGAGGATGACTTCTGTAGAATAAGCATGATAGATGGAGATGGTGACATCGTAACCCTCTCTATCTCTAGCTCACCAAGGATAGGCGAAGACTTCTCAAGTGAAGAGTTCATTAAGACCTCAACCAAAGATGGTAAGGGTGTATTCTTAATAGACAAGACCAACTCTTTTGGCAACAGGCTGGATTGGGATGTCGTTATAGATACCCTATCTCCACACCTGGTAGATAAGGACGTGAGGGCTGTGGGGTTCTGCTTAGGAGGCTTCCTAGCTACCGTTCTTTCTAAGCACTTTAGGATCCATTCTGTAGTGGCGATAACCCCTCAGTACAGTGTGATGCCAGAGTACATGCCTGAAGATAGCTTTATGTTAGGAATGTATACCAATAGCATTACGGAGTGGAAGATACCTAGTCTCGAAGGATACTTCCAGGAGGATACAAACTACTATGTTTTTGCCAGCTGTGAGGCTGATGACAAGATCCAGATAGCTCACTTCCCCATCCAAGACAATGTGTTCATCTTTGACTTTGGAGATGATTACGATCACGGTTTGCCTGGTCAGCTAGGAATAGACCTGGAAACACTTGTTGAGGCTTGCTTTGAGCATGAGCCATGGGTTGTAACTGATTTTATAGAAGACCATTACGCATAAGAAACTATCTTAGACTCACTAATCATAGATAGGTGCAGCTCTTCATGCCTTACAGTCACAAGGACTACATCAAAGCTGTTAGATGGCTTTACAGACTTAGTTGTTCCGTAAGTCTTAACTACTTCGTCATGCCACTTGACATCATACCCAAGGTGCTTCATTAGGTTATATATCTGACTACCTGAAGAGTTCCTGGTGTCATCAGTATTAGCCTTATATGACATACCTACAATTAAGATCTTCTTATCCTGTAGTCCGTTGAACTTCTTATTAAGATCATCTACAATCTCATTAGGCATTGAGTCATTAATCTCTATGGCTGTTTCGAGAAGAGTAATTGGTACTCCAAGTTCCCTCATATGGTTAGACAAGAACTCAGGATCAACTGGGATGCAGTGGCCACCAGCACCAGCACTAGGATAGAATGCTTGAAATCCAAACTCCTTAGTACTTGCCAACTGAATGACTTCACTTGAATCTATCCCAGCAGCAAGGCAAGACCTAGCAAACTCATTGACAAAAGATACATTAAGAAGCCTGTAAGAATTTTCCAGAAGTTTTGCTGCCTCGGCAACTCTTACGTCGCTGGCGCTTACAACTTTCTTAATAAACTTAGTATAGAAAGCCATAGCTGCTTTTAAGGCTAAAGGCGTAGCTCCTGATACAACCTTAGTAGTATTACTAATGTTATACTTCTCAGAGCCTGGGTCAATTCGTTCTGGTGAATAGGCTACTAAGACTCCTGCTTTAGTTAGTGGTGGGAAGAAGATCTTTTCGGTTACCCCTATTCCTACCGTGGACTCTAGGATAGCTAGAGCCCCCTCTTTTGCTACAGAAGCTATCTCCTGCGCTGCTTTGGCTACGTAGTCTTCTCCAGATAATGGAGTAGCCACACATACGATAAAGACGTCAGCGTTCTTTGCATCATTGATGTCTGAGGTAACGGAGTACCCAAGGTCATCTGACATTATGGGTAGTAGAACACTTTTGCTCTTTTCTACACCTATAACACTAAAGCCTTTGACTTTTGACACACGGCTCGCCAGTGCTTGTCCAACGTAACCAAGCCCTATGATCGCAACTTCAGTCAACCTATCCCTCTTGATCTATCTTATTCATAAAGTGCTCCAATTGTTTCAGGAAATGCATCCCTGGTCAGGTCTAGAACAGCTTGGGCATACTTTTGGATTTCCCATTGAGCGTCGTTAGGCATTCTCTGGTCAAGGAATGTTAAAACTCCCTGCAGAGACACCGTCCAACGCCATCTAACGTACATACCATAAGCTGGAAGAAACAGTCGGGCAATCTCTGGAGCTACACCATCATTCATGGCATCGTGATACGCCTCTGTTCCGCTTACAACGGTCTCGCATAGACGATCGAAGTACTTTTGACCTAACTCAATGTCTAGGGGCTCACCAGAGCCCTGCTTACTATTCTCTGGCTTACTCCTCCACTCATTAGGTAGAGGAATATAGAACTTTTCTTCTTCTGTAATGTAACGCCTAGAGGACTCGTTCCAACCATTCTGGTCGTCAATATGACTAGAGGCTACTGCGTACTTCCACCATTGCCTAGCAACAAATAGTGGAGCATAGACCTCAAAGGTTAGTGCTGCGTGTCTAAACGGAGATGTGTGACCCTCACGCAATAAGAACTCAATTAGCCTAGCTTCTTTGTCTGACCACTCTGCAGCTTCCTTGTCATAAGAAACTCTTGCTGCGTTTACCGTAGCCAGATCATCTCCTAGCACATCTACAAGACGCAAGTATCCCTCGTCTAACACCTTTATCGGTTCTGGCATGGTTCTAATATATGTAGTCATTAATTATCCTAACACCGCATAGATTTCTCTGTATGGGAGGATAGTGTATGTCTTAAGATCATGCTCTACCTCGGTACCAGCAAACTTTGAGTAAGCTACTTTGTCTCCTACCTTCAGGTCAAGGTCAAGCCTTGAGCCATCGCTGAATACAGTACCTGGTCCAACTGCTATTACGATTCCCTCGGTTGGAGAATCCTTGCTTGTATTAGTTAAAATAAGTCCTGATGAAGAGGCTACTTCTGCTTCTACAATCGGCTCTACAATTACTTTATCCTCTAATGGTCTTAACATTTAGTACCCTTCATCGTGCTCTATGCCGTGCTTAGTGTCAATGTACTTGTGCGCTTTACGCAAAGCAAATCCTCTTGTAATAAAGAAAGTTAGGGCTACGAAGATACCATTCCAGAAAAACTCTGCAACAACATGCTCAAAGCCAAACATCACCTCTAGGAGACCATCGACTCCACTATGCTCTGCATGCTCTGCGATATCTAAGTGTTCTGCATGCTCACCATGGTCATCGTGGCTATCAGTAAATATATTCATTAGTCTTAGTCTCTCGTTAAGGTTATTTGTGTAAGGTTTCTATTATATCTTAAAGCTTACTTGCTGTCAAGCAGCAATCATGGAAAGTCTATCTGGCTGGAAGCCTGACCAGGAATCCTGACTGGTTACGACAACAGGAGCTGCACTAAAGCCCAACCCCTTTATGTACTCATAGGCCTTAGAATCAGTGCTGAGATCCACTGTATCATATGGTAGGCCATTCTTTGTTAGAAATCGTTTTGTTGCATCACACTGAACGCAGGATGGTAATGTGTAAACTGTGGTCATGCTTTGGGGCTCCTTCTTAAGTAATATTCTATTATAGTTGTTGTTTGCTATAAAGCTAAGGGTTTTTTATTACATTTTGGTAACATTAAAACGTAATTATTGATTCGATCTCTGGACAATAAAGGTATGGGATCCCAGACTGAAGACATGTTCTTATAGCATCGTCCATTGTTTGAACCAGAGTGTCTCCAGCTAGATTAAACGATGTATTTAAGATCATAGGAACACCCGTAAGGCTGTCAAACTCACTGATTAAAGCATGATAGTTCGGGTTCTGACTCTCATTAATGGTCTGTATCCTAGAAGTCCCGTCGTTGTGCATTAACCCTGGGATAAGTGCTGCGGTCCCGTCCTGGGAGTCAACAGCATACAGCATATAGGGGCTAGACTTTAGTGTGTACATGTCAAACCACTGAGATGCCTTCTCTTCAAGCACAGTGCCTCCAAAAGGCCTAAAGCTCTCACGCTTCTTGATCATGTTGAGAACATCTCTTGCATCTCTGTCTCTTGGGTCATAAAGTATTGACCTATTGCCGAGGGCCCTTGGTCCAGCTTCTGCTTTGCCCTGATATATGGCGACCACGTTTCTCTCGGAAAGAAGCTTTGCCACGTCTTTGGGCGAAGCCTGTACGATGTCTCTTATGTCTCTCGAATCAAATCTGTGGTCGGCTGGGCCACTAAGGTATAGGGTCTCAAGCTCCCTTATATCGTGGTCTCCGCTAAGCGTGTGCCACCAATACTTTGCTGCCCCCAAGGCAGTTCCTGCGTCTGAGGAGTTAGGCTCTATGTAAAAGTTTGCATGAGGGAATAGCTTTAGCAGCTTGTAGTTATTCACACAGTTAAGGAAGTATCCTCCAGAGAGGCAAACGTTATCGTGTTTTGAGTTATCTAATGCTTCTCTAACTAAGTTAACTATGGGGATTAGAGAGTCGTTCTGAATCCTAAAAGCCAGGTCCTCGTTAGACATCCCATGTGTAAATATTCCTGGGTTAGCATCGTCTTCTATAAAAGCTCTTGGATCCTCCTTCTGGTCTACCCCGTATGCCGATAGACCCATGACCTTGCCTGCTTGGTGATAGTCTCCAAAGATATCAATACCAGCCTTACTAAACATCTTGCCAATGCTCATATCTGCGTCGTGGACCTTGACTTCATACTCAGTAGGCAATGGGCTAGCACATGGAGAAAGGTAGGTCTTGTCTGCCAGCTCTCCAGAAAGCTGCTGGTAGTTGAGTAGGGTATGCTGCTTGATTACTTTTTTTAGCTTTACGTCAAAGTTGTTATATTTTGCAGAGAAGATAGTCTCTGTCTCTCTATATAGGTATTCATCATCGATAAAGGCTTGGCCAGCACCGTCTACAACCAAAACTGAGGCCTCGTCGAACCCTGAGTTGTAGAAGGCTGCTGCTGCGTGGGCTAAGTGGTGATCTCTCATGAAGTGAATCTCTGGCATGACATAGTCCTCAAAGTGATTGAGCTTGCCATGTGCTCCCATTAAGCTTGCAAAAAGGTCTTTTACTTTTATCTCATACGGTGTTGCAGAGGTAAAGACGACGTGGGTAGGGTTAAACTTCATACCAGCTACGAAGCTATGAATTACCCCAGTGGTATGCTTCTCGTGAGTGACTCTCTCTTCTTCTTGGTAGAAGACAACCTTGCCCTTATCTAAAACACAGACACTTCCGTCATGTGATAAGTTCACGCCCATGATTATCATTTGATTACCTGGTTACCGACAGCGAACACTTCTGCATACTTGGTGTCAAGGTATGAGCCTCGCCATACGTCATGGTGCATGACTCCTCTTACCCATTTATTTGGTATGTTGTCGTATGCCTTGACGGCATTGAGCTTGGACTTGTATGACCATGAACCAATGTCAATATATAGGTCTGGTGTAAAGTGCTTATATTTTAGGTTGTATGGGTGAGCAGACATGTACCATAGGTCCATAGGTTGCTTCCTGGCTAAAATATTTCCTATTTCATGACATGCCTGGTGGTCCTGGTGCCAGTCTTCGTTCCAGTGCGTTATGATTAAGTCCACTGTAGAAAAGTCAACCATTACCTCTAACTCTTTGATTACATTTTTGTCTACTTTGACTGAGTTGGACATGGAAAATATGATAGGATCTATCCCTAGATAACCTGATGCTCTATTTAGATACTCTAGGTGAGGAACCCCCCCTGCCATGACTATGCTAGTCACCTTATTACCATCTTCTACAAATTTTGCAACTGTTCCTCCGCAGGACATCTCTAGGTCATCGGGGTGAGCAGAAAGGATAACTATATGTTTTTCTTTTAAAGTCTGCATATCTAAAGTATACCACTAAAACTTATTTTTGTCTAGCAATGCCTTGGCACGTGTAAACTCAAAGAAAGATCTGTTTGCTGACCAGAAGTCGTCTGGAGTTCTTTCTGCGTTGGGGATTGCGTATGGCCCCGTATTATATATATAAGCCATCGTCATGTCTTCATCACTGTCGTCGATCTCTGGAACTGCCCCAAACTCCTTGGCCTTTACCTGATCAATTGACGCAACATAGATTGAATCATCGTGGGTCATAAGGTCCTGATGGTATTGGTAAGTGTCCCAACCTGAAAGGTAAGCCCTATAACCAAGGTATGCCTGCTCCTGATTGTATTGAGACCTAGAGTCTAGCCCCACCTCTTTGATAAACCTACCGTCAAAGAATATCTGCCCTACCCTCATAAAGGAAATCTTTTCTATCTCCTTTTCTGGTATGTACCTACCATTTACTGGTTGGGCAGCTACATTAAGAGGAAGCTTTGTGGAAGTCCTTTGCTCAATTCTGAACCTAGAGGACATAGCCTCTTTTCCGTATAGCCCTAAAGGAAACACTATAACTTTGTAGGTCTTAGTAGACTCCTGCAATTCTTTTATGACAGATACGAGTTTTGTGTCCCAACCTTGAGTAAATTGCATATGAGAGTCTATCATCAAGAAGTAATCTTCATCTTTAAAAAGTTGAGAGATCTCGTAACGCACTTTGACTATTCCAGGCCTAGTTCTTGGATTCCAGGAAAGGATCCTTAGCTGACTCTGGGGAAGTGAAGATAGGTCTGGTAATTCTTCGTACTGCAATCCCAATCCAAAAACCAAATCTTCGGGGTTGTCTGACCTCTGAAGAGCTCTCTCGATTGTTCTCACCAGAGTTGGGTCTTGGTATGAGGCAATTGATATAAAGATACTCATAACAGGTCCCTGATAATATCACCGAGGCTGAACTCTGGGCTCCAGCCTAAAGCCTTAAGCTTGCTGATGTCTGGCACACGCCTGCTAATCTCTGTATATCCAGGGTACACCTCCTCATACTCCTTGTGCCTTACGTCTGAGTGGGAGTTCGACATCCTTATCACAGTTGAGGCAAGGTTGTTTATGGAGACCTCTGTTGGGTTTCCTACGTTATACACTTCCCCTATTTTACCCTTTAAGATAATTTCACATATTCCTCGGACCGTATCTGATACATGACAAAAAGACCTTGTCTGCGTTCCATCGCCATATACGTAAAGGCTATTATCGTTTTTGGCAGCATGAATAAACCTGGGCATAACCATCCCATACTCTCCAGACTGTCCTGGGCCAGCGACATTGAATAGCCTGCCTATCTTAACTTTTAGTCCGTGTTCTTTTGCGTCTAGGAGTAGCAACCGCTCAGACATGGACTTGGACTCTGCGTATCCCCAGCGGTTATCTCCCGTGCCTCCCAGTATCCTTGTAGAGTCTTCCCTCAATGGGACGTCTGGGCAAAGACCATAGACTTCGGAAGTAGAGGAGAAGAACAGTCCTGCATTGTACCTGAGGCATAGAAGAGAAACTATCTCTGTAGCCTTTAGGTTGTTCTGCATTGACCCATAGGGATTAAAGATACCCTGCTTCATACCTGCTAAAGCTGCGAGGTGAACTACGTAGTCCGCCCATTCAAAATGAGAAGAGACGTCATCCTCCAACAAGCTTTGACTAATAAGACTAACTCCTATAGGCCACTGAGAAGTGTCTACATTTTTCTTGTTATCTAAAGCTCTAACGCTATAGCCTAAGTTATGGAGCATTCTTACAGTATGCATACCGACAAACCCTGCAGCACCAGTTACCAAAATGTTTTTCACAATTACCATTATACCTCAGAAGGTGATGATATACTAGACCTATGGACATTTTTAGTGCAAAAGAAGAAAGCAAAATATTCGTAGATAGGGGGTTGGCAGAAGTCCTTCCCTCATGGTCAGATTTTGAATCCTTGTTTGATGCTGCTCAGGGAAAAGAATCGGTTAACTGGTCATCCTTTGCGACATTTAATGTAGACAATGCCGAGGCTCTGACGGAAGTCTTTGATGACCTCTTATCCATGGCAAACGAAAGGCACTCTGGAGATCTAATAGCTGTCTTGGCTATCACGCACTTTGAGAACAGCGTTAACAATTCGATCCCAGCAGAAGCCGATAACTTCTACCAAAAGTTTACATCATCTAATCCACAGAAAAAGCCCAGAGACTTTGACCCAACCATGATGTCTGCGACAATTCACTCTGACCCTGTAGACGGAATGTTCTTCCAGTGTGTTGGAGAAACTCTGTGGACAGCCTATTACGGAGAGGTAGAAGAGTCTTGGACTATCAGGCCTGGTGACATGGTTTACATTCCTAGTGGGGTCGTTCATAGTGTTAAAAGTTTAATGCCCAGATGTTCCATATCTATAGGTTTTAACGACTGACAATGATATAATTATAACATATGTCCATATTCTCAGAGTTTCAGGCCTACAAAGAGTCGGTTGGGTGCTTTGACTGTTTAGTTAAGTACCCCCATTACATCCTTGAGTTTGATCACAGGCCAGAGTTTAAAAAAATAGACATTGTCTACAGGGTATTGAAGAAGTTTGGACAGGAAGCAGCTTGGAATGAAGCAAAGAAGTGTGACGTTGTTTGTTCTAATTGTCACAAAGAAAGAACTTACGAGAGAGATATGAGACTAAAAAAATGATTATTGTAGACAAAGACTTTGGGGACAAAGAGCTAAAAGATGAGCTTTCAGACGCAATCCTTGGTTGGGATCCTAAGTTTCAGTGGGTCTTTGCCCCTGCTAGCAACATGTCAGACATGAATGGCCATAATGCAATGCTAGACGATATGGTTTATGAGCATCTCATGTTCGTTTCTCTCGTAGGTCCAGGACATCCTTACAGGAAAAAGATTGTAGAACTATTTAATTCTTTCATAATAAAGCATAAGCTTAAGTACACAGAGATAGCAAGAATAAAGATTAACATTGTACCAATGGCTGGTAAAGACAGTATTGGAAAATATCAGATGCCCCATGTCGATTTAAATGAAAAGCATAAGGTTTTCCTATACTATATAAATGACTCTGATGGTGATACTTACTTGTTTAATGAGACTCTTGGAGATACCCCTCCAGAAAAGTTTACCCTTGATCAGAAGATTAGTCCTGAAGCTGGCAAGGGTGTAGTCTTTGATGGTAACATTTTCCATGCTCCTAGTGCGCCAACCGAGTCAGCGTTTAGAGCAGTTATTAATCTTGACTTTGTCTAAAGATTTCTGTCAAACTCTTTGATCGTGTAAAGTCTTTTCCCAATCCTGCAAACAGTGACTTGTCATCTTCATGGTCCTCGTTGGCCATCAATGATCCGTCGGGCATACGGTGATATCCCTCTGGGGCATTATCTTCGTCTCCGCTGTATGACTTCGTTGCAGGTACACAGTTTGGGACTTGCTTACCGTTTGCTCCTGGCTTCATACCTCGTTGGACGTATCCATCCCAGCATGGGGACTGCTTATCTAAGTTTTCTGACATGTATATATTATATCATGACTCGTTAAGAGTTTTGGTGTATATTTTTAAGGCTTCTGGAGTACCCAAGTCATGCATCCGATCTACAAAGACTGGGGATATGCTTAACCCATCATTGAGGGCATACTGATATACGGGGGCAACGTAGTATTCCCCGTGGTAGCTGTCTCTAGCTGCAAACATTCTCTTTGCGTACCTTACGAAGTCACTACCTCTCTTCCAGTAATGGACTCCTGCTAGGGCATTATGACTAATCTCTTGTTTTTCTACAACTTTTACGATCCTATCCCCCACCACATCAGCATATGACCATCGGGTTCCAGAGGATTTAAAAAGAAGTAATGCCCCATCGGTAGTGATGTCTTTTAATATTGAGGAGTCCCATTCAACTATCTGGTCAGCATTAAGGATTACTAGTGGCACGTCGCTGTCTATTAGATCTTCTGCTAACATGGCACTCGTGGCTGGCCCAGATGTCGTTGATTCTACCTCGATGATCGTAGTGGGCATTCCCCAGTCAACTAAGGATAATCTAAAACCTTTTCTGGAGACAAGAATCAGCTCCCCTTTTAGACCTAGGCTTTCTAGGGCCAGCTGATACATTGGCTTGCCATCGATTATGATTAAGGGCTTTGGAAGATTGTATTCACTATCAAAGAATCTAGATCCTTCTCCAGACATCAGTAATAGGATGTTCACTAATGACCTATCTCTGTAAGAATCTCCCCTGCCCTAGTCAGAAATTGATCTACATGAGAAGTATTTTCGTAATGAATAGGACACATAGAAAGAAACAAGGATGCTTCATACAGCCTAAGAAGATCATAGCAGATTTCTTTTTCTTCTAAGAAAGAAATAAAAATATCCTTAAGCTCTTCATCTATTGCAATATCCTTCCCATGAACTATAAAGTCGTAACCACCAAGAATACTTTGGCTTAGCTTTGCTAGATCGTAGTATTCGTCTAAGTGCATGCTCTCGACGCCTCTGGGGTCGATGAAGGTTGCGTCTTCAAGAATATTGGAGAAGCATAGGTCTCCGTGAGATAAGACAGTTCGGAAGGTTTTTCTTTCCTTCATGAATAAGCTTTCAAAAGCTTTTCTTATTCTTGCTACGTAGTCCTCGGTGAGGGTGTCATACTTCCCAGATGATAATATAGATAGTTCCTCTGACCTTGCCTTAGCTTTATTTACGATTAGGTCATGAGATTTAGAAAATAGCATTGGGAGCTCTATCTCTGTATAAGTCTGTGACTTGAACTCATCTATTCTTGGGAAAAGGCCTTGCACCATGTTATACGTCAGAGTGTCGTGGGCATAATGATGTCCAAAGTCGTTGCCTGGAATTAGGTTCATGATGTAACTACAGGAATCAAGACCTTCTTTAAAGTCTCTTCCTACTGCAAAGAAGATATGGTAGGTCTCTGGGATCTCTTGGTAGTAAGCATACTCAGATTTGAGCTTATCTACGTTGGTGGATGTTTTTGTTACTATAAAATCTTCTACCGAGATTTTTGTGAAGCTTCTAGTTATATATTCCATAAGACAAGTATACACCACAAGAGTCCACGAACTAACATTCTAGTGACTTTCTTAAAAAAAGATTATTTTCTATTTTGTCTACAATTTCGCTACCGTGTCTTAGACTAGAAGGAATAGCTAGATAGTTCATCCCCATTGCGTAGGCCAAGGTGGAGTAGTGAGGGTGATAGTCAACCATTGGGGACCCATTATCTGAAGTTGCCAATGGGGTAGCTATCTCTAAGACTAAACCTCCCCTTTTCATGAACAAGGCATTCCACAAGCCTGCGCCTGTTACTCCTGCTATCACTTTTGCCGAGGCAAAGAACCTAACCTGATCCTCATAGGACTCAAACTCCTCTGCATAAACAATGACAAACCCCAAGGACTTAAAATATTCTTCTAGCAGCTTCTCATTGTAAAGCCTTACATCGTCAAGGATGAAAGAGTTATCTTCGTGTGGACTATTCTTGACACTCACATCTCTTGGTGTGGTCTTTGACCTGCTGACATAGATTTTCTCTGTGGGGTCTGCATGGTCAGTTACGAATGTAGATCTAAAAAGTTCTGAGGTTAACCTGAGTCCAAAGAACTTCTGCAAGAAACCTTTGACATCCCCATGAGGTGACCTGGAGGGGCTAGATATTACGAAGTTGTCTATTGATACCCTGGTCTTCTCGCTTGCTGTAATGTAACTAACTCTATGACCTTGCAATACTAAGGCTTTTTCGAGAGAATCAAATAGTGAGTTATTCCTTAGCAATCCTTCTCTTAGATTATGAAACTTAGCCTTTTCTATTCCGTTATCAACGAAAACAATCTCTGAACTGGGGAACCAGGAGGCCATTCTGAGTAAATCCGAAAGGGTGTCTTCTATTATGTGGCTCACGGATGGTGCTATTACCGAAACTATCTTTACGTCTTGCCCCAAGAACGTATAGTCGTATGGCTCAAAAGAATCTTTCTTTACGTCACTGATAATCACTCCCTCAGTAGAGGATAAGTAAAAGAGCTTATTCATGTTAAAGGTTAGCTCTTTTTTCATGATATTCGGGGATACGTGATCTGGCCTAGGATCATTGTACTTTGGCTCATGATAAGGGGTTTGCCTGTGAAGTGTCATTACTCAATCTTTCTTAAGTTTTAGACTTACGTCTACCTCTTAGTCTAGCAGATTATAGGATAGAAATGTCCCCATACAGCAACCATGGCGTAACCCGATATAAAAATGGTAACTAGTCATCCTAAAGTGGCTAATCCTTGCCCTGTATGAGGACTATTCTATTATAGCATAAGAAAAGACGGACCACAATAGTGATCCGTCAATCTTAATCTTTAACTGTTTACTTGGTAGGGACAGCTTTTTTTGATTTTGCTGCTGCTGCTAGCGCCTTCGCTGCTAAGGCTTCTTTTCTTGCGAGTGCTTCAGATGCTTTCTTGGCTGCAGTGGCAGCTTTTGCTTCTGCTGCTAGCCTCTTGCTTACCTCCATGGCCACGCCCTCAGCGATGCGACCAAACGCAGGGTCCTTGGTATTTAGGTAACGAATTAGTGTTGGAATTGCTGCTGCCCACACACCGTTAGCCACTAGTAGCCACTCCCCTGTGCCAAAGGCGATTGGGGACGTTACTCCAACGTTTGCCATTGTAGTTGTTGTCAATGCTAGGAAAACTCCTAACAGGTTACGAAGATATGATTCAATCATAGCTTTATTCATTTGTTGTCTCCTTGTTTTTTATTTGAGTCTTCTTCCGTTGGAAGAAAATTTTGTAGCTCATTATAGGACTCGAGGATTTTAGCTTTGTCATTTGCTTTCATGGCTTTGACTAATCCCTGAATAGCCTGCTGGACATTCTCGATGTAAGTAAATGACCAGTCACGTGAATCTGATAAAAACTTTACGAAACCATCTGTTTTTTCAAGCTTTGCTTGGGCTTCTCGGTCGTTAGCCTTGCCTAGCTCATCCATCAAAAGAAAGCTTCTAGACATCTCTGCCTTGATCTCTTCCCTGGATTTATTAAGCTTAAGCTTTATGACAACGAATGCGGATGTCAACGAGGCCACTAAAGTTATGGCCGTGGTCTGTAAGATGATATCTATCATGATATACCTTCGTCAATAGCAGACAACAACGAGTGCTTGTCTATCTGATCTTCAAGGTTATTTACTATCAAAAGAATTCGCTCTCTTTCTGTCTTGGCTCCATGGTTCAGTAACGAGGTCACAACCTCTACCTGGGCTTCACTTAACTCTTTGCTCATAGCTCCTCCTTCCCACCTTCTCTGATAAGCAGCACAATAGCACCGTTATCCTCTAGGGCTTTCTTAACCCTAGACATATACTCTATGGCAGATCTCTTTAGGTCTGAGGGTAGCTTCATAAAAACTTTCTCTTCTGCTGCTATTGTCAAGAAGTGCTCGTTGTCCATCACCTTAAGGGAAAAACCCCTAGGGCAGTGGCTGTCTAGAGATCTGAATGCTCTCTTCATTTCGGAAGTATACATCCTATGTCCCATCCATCGTCAGCTTTTTCCAGACCTGCGCCCAAGCTTTTTTATTACGATGCCTGCCGAACTCTCTAGATATTTTACCTTTCTCAAGGTAGATACCTCCCCAGACTCCATACTCCTTGTTTGATATTCCATTAGCAAAGCACTCACGCCTTACTGGACAAGCAGCACAGACGTTCTCTATTGCTGGACGTAGCTGTTCATTCTCTTCGTACTTATCAAAGAATAAGTTAACATCATAAGCTTCGCAAGCTGCGCTGTCTTTCCATGCGTTCTTATCTGCCATTAGCCCACAAGCTTATCTGGGATCTTCCATCCGTTCTCCATAAGCTTGAACCTATTCTGAAGGTACCACCTATTTTTCACGAACACTCCGCTAGGAGACTTCCATGCAGTTGCTGCAGGAACCCTCTTTACTACGTCCCAACCGTCCCAGGCGAGGCTCCTGTTGCTCTTTACTATGTTATCCATTTGCTTCAGTGATGAAATTATCATCTTAGTCACCTATTACTATTTGGTTATTTTTTTATATATTCTGAACATATCCGTTCAGAGTTCTTTAATACTGACGATATACTAAATTATCCATGTCTTTTCTATTGCATAGCTCTATAATCTCTGGAAGAGGCTCTTTAGGCATAGCAAAATAAATCATGTACTCGATTTCAGGCAGGTGGTCTTTAATCCATCTAGGAGGAACCTTGATTAGCTTAGACTTTACTCCGTGAGATCTCAAGGTGTCTTCGGATATGTTTAGGAAGCCTCTCGCCATGTCGCTGATTTTCATTGGCCCTGCAGTAAACACCAAGAACTCTTTGTCTTCTGTTTTGCTTAAAGCGTTAAGGGCTGTTCCCATAGCTCGCAGAAAGATTTCATAGCTGTCAAAAGCCTTGTTTCCCTGGATCGCTATCTTCACCGTTGTACCTCTCTGTCAGCTTGTCAACAACAAACATTATCTTATCTAATTGTACCTTATCTAACACCATAGTGTCAATAGGCTTAGCTGTATTCTGGTCCATATCTCCGTTGACTACATCTGCTGTATATAGAATATGCCTATCTATCCAGTAAGCTTTTGTCTCTACGATCAGGATTCTGATGGCCTGGCTGTCGTGGAAATCGGTTGCCTGTGTCTTTAGCAAAGGGGCCTCTTCGTCAGACATCCACTTTGAGCTATACCCTGCGTCAACAAGTGTCTGATGCTTGTGGCTTTGATAAGTTTTAATCTTAAGCGGATATACTTGTGAGTCCCAGATGGCCCTGCTTATAACCTTGTAGGACAGGAAGATAGCTAGGCTTGCGCTGATTGAACCCATTAAAAAATCCATAATATTTATCCTCCATAACTATTATACATTATTTTACAGACCATTTTCCAGAACACGTTTAATGTGGTTTAGAGCTGTGCGTAGTCTATCGGGCAATGCGGAGATCATCGCTTCGTCGTAAGCCGAGGAGGTCAGGCTCACAGCAGGGTTTGTTAAAGCTATATCCATATCTATAAAGCCCTTAAGCCATAGGGTGTCAATCTCCTGCAGGAATAGTTCATCTAACGTACTTTTAAAATCAGGGAAGAGCTCGTGCATCTTCTCAGTGAACTGATAAAGGAACTCCCCGCTCTCGTCAACGCCTACCACTTCTACTGCTCCGTTTAAGATCATTAGGTCTATGTCGTTCATAGCTTCTTCTCCCACTTAGTTTTCACCCTGGAGACGATTCTCTACGAGCCTGGATCTCTCGTCTAAAAACTCAAATCCGAACTTAATCATTTTTTCATAGCCTGTGGGGCTAGACATTATCTTTTCATAGTGGTGGACGCAGAAGGTTAGGTCCCCTGATACCCCCGTAACTTGTATATAAGCTTGGGCTGAGCAATCAGAGTCGCAGCGGTCATTGGCAGTTAGCGTGTATGTTTCTGGGGTCTCTGTAGTTATCATACTACTATTGTACCTTAGGTTAATCGCATTTGCAAGCTATTACAAGACTCTTATGTCTGAGTAATCCTCTTTGATAGAGTTAATTGCCGTGGACCTAAAGTCTAGGATGTCTGGTTCGTATCCTGCAACGTCTGTATAGGTTAGTCCGTTGGATTGCATTCTATAATGTATTTTTCTATAATGAAAGTTGCAAGACCTGTTGACGAGAGCTTTGTTACAATACAAGAAGACTAGAGCATCTTTGCCACAGGAGAAGCACTTTAAGTCTGGTCTTGGAATCTCTGGGGAATTTGCAAAGTCTTCCATAATCTTCTCTTCGTTGGATACAACTACAGAAAAGACTTCATTTCTTTCTTGTTCAGATATAGACAAGGCCTGATAGAAGTAGTGGAAGTCACATAGGTAGCTTTCTCCCTTGGTTCCATTCTTGTAGTAGTAACTGGGAGCTGAGCAATAACTACTTAGTGGAGAGTCCTGACCCATAAGGTCATACTTCTCTGGCAAGAACATCATGGGATCAAAGGATTGGCAAACAGGCCAATGTTCAATACTACTTATCTGTACTGTAGAATCCACTGCCATTGAATTTTACTCCTGGAGATGAAAATACTCTCATCATTAGTGACTTACATGATGTACAGAAAATTGGCTTCTCAGCCTCTAGCATAGATCTGGCTATGACTTTGCCGATGGAGCAGTCTGGGCAAAGATATTCGTAGGTTGCCAAGTAATTGTCTTTCTGTTAGGAAAGCTTAATCTTCTGGCCGATGCTAATAATATTAACATTCTTTATTCCGTTAAGCTTTTTAAGAGTAGCTACTGTTGTCTTGTTTGCTTTTGCAATTTTAGACAGAGAGTCTCCACTCTTAACAGTATACACCTTATTGGCTACTTTTGCAACCTTTGGCTTTGCAACTTTCGGAACTAGAACAACCTTGACCGTCTTGACTGCTGCTCTCTCTGGAGAGGTTGAGGAGGAGGTTCTCTTGGCTGGCTCGTGGACAGCTACTGGGGCCACTGGATCAGTTTCTGGAGTTGACTTATTGGCATAATTCTTAGCCTCTTCAGCAGCGTTCAGGGCCTTAATAAAGCCAACTGGCTCAACGAAGCCTTTACCATCAGAGGACCATCCGTGCTTCTTTCCCTTCCATATTTCAAAGTGTAAGTGCTTTCCTGTACTCATCCCCGATGTTCCCATTTTCCCTAGGACATCTCCAGCCGAGATTAGTTGCCCAACCTTTACCTGAAAAGAGTTGGGTTCAAGGTGTGCATACAGAGATGTATAATATTCTCCGTCTAAGTAATGCCTCAGGACTACGTAATAGCCGAAGCCTCCGCCAGCTGCGTTGGATTGACGTGCCTTGACTACACGGCCATTGGCGAAAGCCTCTACGTAGGTTGTGCCCCTCTTGAGGCTTATGATGTCCGTACCGTTATGGTGCTTCTTAGTCTTATGAATTGGGTGGATTCTCCAACCCATCTTACTTGAAATCTTCCAGTCTTTGCCGTATACGCCATCGATAGGCTGTTGATAAGTGTTAATAATGTCTCCTTGTTTATATACTAATTGTAGCACACTGGGGGCCCTACTCTTCCCCAGTTGACTCCTGGATCTCCTTTTGGCTGTGAAACCAGTGAGGCATTGAATATCTGGTACCATTTTGTGTGGCCATAACCTCATGTACGTACAGATAGTTTGATGGAAAGAAGACTATGTCTCCTACTACTGGCTTAATGACTACGTTTGACTGCCTGAATTCTATTTCTCCACCGTCGTAATCATCGTTTAAGTAGCTAACAGTTGAGATTAGACGGCTGCTGACACCAAGGTCTTGATGAGCTGGGAGGTGTCCACCGTCTTCATCATATCTGAGAATGCCGTCAAGCTGCTCCTCCCCTTTTACGGAAGCCCTTGCCCAGGGATATAAGGTAAAGTAGTGTTCTAAAGCAGTGTCTAGTGATCCGTAGAGTGAATCTGCGATCTCTATTAACTCTTTCCTATAGTAATCATTATCAGAAATATCCCTGTGCCTATATACATAAAACTTATGGTTGAATGGTTTTGGCATGTGATCATCCCACCAAGGTTCCCAGTCTTTTATCCTCGTGTAACTGTCTCCGTGCTCTCCAGCTACGAATCTTTCTGCAAGGCTATTAGCTAGGACTATAACCTTCCCTGCATTTGGAATCATCTTATGATATAAGACTAAGCCTAAGTCTAAGACTTCGAATTCTATGTTGCTCATTACCTTATCACCTTCTGGCCATAGGCCTTTTCCCATTCAATTATATCATGCTCGTCATTAAGTAGAGGCTGACCTTTTACGTTTAGGCTAGTGTTTAGAAGCATGGGGACACCTGTTCTCCTATAGAACTCTTTTATGAGGTCATAGAGACCTGGGTTTTGTTTACGGTTAATTGTTTGTACTCTGGACGTACCGTCATGGTGGACCACAGAGGGGACCCGAGAAGGCTGCAAGCACTTCACCGTGTACTGCATATAAGGAGACGTGGCTGGCAGATCAAACCACTCACTGGCATGCTCTTCTAGAACTACTGGGGCGAAGGGCCTAAATCTATCACGCTTCTTTATCTTATTGACCTTATCCTTTATATTAGGGTCTCTGGGGTCTGCCAGAATGCTTCTGTTTCCTAGGGCTCTTGGTCCGAACTCTGCTCTTCCATTAGCAACGGGGGCAACGCCCGTTGCAAGTATTGCTGCGAGGGCTGCTTTGACTGGGTACTTGCCCTTTAAGTTTGTTCCTAGGTACGGAGTCTTCCAGTCTAGGTGTTGTCCATACGCTGCTGCCGCTGCTCCTAAAGAGCTTCCTGCGTCACCAGGATTGGGCATGATCCAAACATTTGAGAAGATATCCCATAGCAGAGTGTTTGCTGAGGCGTTTAGGGCGCAACCTCCCATAAAGACCAAGTTACTTTTTCCAGTTTTCTTTAGAGCAAAAACCATAAACTCTCTCAGCCTGTCCTCGTAAACTTTCTGGACAGCTGCTGCTATGTTGAACTTGTCAGAGTCTGAGAAGACAGTCCCCCAGTCGTAGATACCCTTGTGAAAGCTGTATTTCTGTTTAAAGGCTTTGGGAAAATACTCTGAGACTTTGTCGTAATAGGTATTAGGATTCCCATAGGCTGCCATTCCCATCAAGATGTACTCTTCCTCATTTGGCTTTAGACCAATCAGCTCTGTAAAGGCAGAGTAGAATAAGCCGAAGCTGAAAGGATAATTTTTACCGTAAACCTTTTTTATCTCTTCTCCCTCTCCTACCCAGATAGTTGAGGTGTTGAACTCTCCTATGGAGTCGAGAACCACGATGGCTGCGTCATCAAACTTACTTGTGTAGTATCCTGCTGCTGCGTGGGAGTAATGATGTTTAAAGGTTTTTACTGGCAAGTCTCTAAGATCTGGGTGAAGAGAAAAATGAGGCTGAGCTCCTCCGTGGCCACCATGTAAAAGTATCCTAAGATTCTTCAGACTTGGTTTTTCATAGTATGCAATGAGTTCTGGCTTGCCGTATCTCAAAGCATCATCAATTAGCTCCTTGTTAGTAAACCAATCATTCTTTTGCTTGCTATACCTCTCTGCATGCCCTGCAAAAAGAATTTCTCCATCCTGAATTAGGCTGATGGAAGCGTCGTGGGTGGTCTCGTTTACTCCTAGGATAATCACTCTAGTATAGGTACTTTCTGTTCTTCAAGGCTTTTCTGTTTTTAAACTTCCAGATCCTGAATCTTATATTCTTTAGGATGCTCTTCATAATTATTGATCTTCCTTCTGGTTTCTGTATATATTATAGAAAAAGTTTTTGTAAAAGTCGTGCTCTGCTATGCCAGGGTGGCCATCGTCTAATGCGAATTCAATGTGATTCTCAATCCAGTCACCGACTTTTTTGTATTCATCATCAAACTCAAACATGTACTTGTGCTTTTGTTTTACGATTTCAAACTTGTAGAATCCTTGCATGGAAAGTCTTGCATCTGTATCTAAAATCTTTTCCTCGCCAGAATACCCCTCATTGGCCCTGTCGTCCCAAGAGCAAGAAATTACTCTTCCTCCGTGACTAGTGACTCTATCGTACATTATCTGGTGAAGGTTCCTAACTAGATTCTGTGTCAGTTCAGGAGCAGAGCCATACCCTACTTCTCTTTCTGAATCTGGGAACATTACAAAAATACAATCTGGGACTCCGTATTTTTCTATGTACTTAAGTATTTGAACTATTATAAAAATAGAAGAAGATCCCGATTGAGCAACATTAAAATACCCTGACAGGTCCTCAATCGGGATCTTCTTCTAT